CAGCACCTCTATCACCAGCCGTGGCAGCACCTCTATCACCAGCCGTGGCAGCACCACTATAACCAGCCGTAGCAGCACCATAATCACCAGCCGTGGCAGCACCACTATAACCAGCCGTGGCAGCACCACTATCACCAGCCGTAGCAGCACCATGATTACCAGCCGTGGCAGCACCACTATCACCAGCCGTAGCAGCACCATAATTACCAGCCGTGGCAGCACCTCTATCACCAGCCGTGGCAGCACCTCTATCACCAGCCGTGGCAGCACCACTATAACCAGCCGTAGCAGCACCATAATCACCAGCCGTGGCAGCACCACTATAACCAGCCGTGGCAGCACCACTATCACCAGCCGTAGCAGCACCATGATTACCAGCCGTGGCAGCACCACTATCACCAGCCGTAGCAGCACCATAATTACCAGCCGTGGCAGCACCATGATTACCAGCCGTGGCAGCACCATGATTACCAGCCGTAGCAGCACCATGATTACCAGCCGTAGCTGGTTTTCCCGGTTCCGCATTACACTCGTTAGTACACCGTTCCTTGACATAAGATACAGCTGCTTTCACAAGCCCCCTTATATCAAGCTCAGCACCTATTCTAATTTTTGAAGAACAAACCTTGTTACTTTCTGAATCGTCTATTTTACCACTCTGCTCAACCTCACAAAACCTTGCCCCAGCCGGCGGATAGTAACCAAAAACATCCAGAGGATAAGGACATGCATGAAAACCTTTCTCGCATACCTTTATGTAACCTGTTTCTTCATACTCCTTACCTACTTCATACTTAAACTCTCTACAAGATAAATCCTTATCAAATGCTTTATAAGCCTTTATTTTCTGTTCCATAATATAATGTAATACTATATAATACTGCCTATTTGGTCCTTAATGCCTAATATTTCATTGAAATACGCCTTAATTTCGTTTTCACTACTTTCTTTAGATAATGTTATATTTGTTGACATATTATTAACTTTTTGTGGTAACTCCGCAATTACCCGTTACATATTTGAAACACCAACAAAGTCATTTATTTTGCTTATTGGATATTTTTTCGCATCACGTTCGTTGAATGAAAGATAAGATAGAGCCATTTGTAACTTATCCTCCATCCTGTCTATATCATCTTTATAATCGCTTCTGTCAAGTTCCCAATACAAAAGCCTTGACGGATCATTAACTGGGCGTAAATCAAATGGATCATCATCAGATTTACCGTCATATACGATATAATACATTTTATCTACATCGGGATGGGAAAGGAAATGCGACATTAGCTGCCAATAGTATTCCTCTATCGCCTGTTCCTTTGTGGCTTCTCTCAAATATTCAATCTTACTTTCAGAAGTAAAGCATTTCACTTCTGCTATATAAGACAATTTACCATTGACATCAAATCCATATCCATCGGGAGAATCACCATATCCATCATAGATATTATCGACAAAAACAATTTCGTCAAAATCATCCGCACAGGACATTAGTCTAGAGAACGTGTTATGGTTAAAACATTCTATAGCGTCTTTTTCATGATCCTTTCCCCACTCCATATCAGAAGTGGATATATGTCGGCATGGTTTGTTTAACCTTCTCTCCCTTGCAACCTGATAAAGATAAGATATAGCTGTATCTCCGAAAGGAACATCAACTGTCTTTCTCTTTACACCCTGTTTTTTTGCAACCTCTAGTTCGGAAGGTGTCATTTCCCTTCTCCCGGAAACCATAAGTTTTCCAATGGCGGAAGAGGTGATTTTACCACACCTCTTCATAAGCCATAATTTTTCTTTTTCTTCCGCTTCCATCATTTCTTAGTCGCTTCGTTAAACAATTTCATAGCTTCCGCGTCCACATCATAGCTTGCCGTGATGTATCCAATGTCGCATTTTCCACTTTTCAACGCTTCCAATGCAGCCTTGAATTTATCAGAGTTGACTGTCATTTTCTCCTTTTGTGGTGGTGGCGGAACATCACGCCCTATACGCAATCCGTAGACCTTTCCTCCATCGCTTGGGTCACGTGTCAGTTCCTTGCATAATATGACACGGAAATCACGGATGGTTTCAGGATAATCAGTTTGAGCCAGCTTGGTAAGACGTTTGCGGTTCGTACTGTTCAACAGCATAGGTTTAGGAACAAGGTTTGTTTCTTTAAAGTAAGCAATCCATGATGGTTTCTTGCTACCTTGTACCTTTGCATTCTCATCCCATACGATATGGGATATTGTAGCGATGATAGACTGACCGTTAGGGAGTATTTCTACTCCCACATAATCAGATTGGCTTCCAGTTCTCCAATGATGGAAAACCTGGTTTTGTTGTTCGTTTGACATATCTATTAAATTTCACTAGGTAAAACTACAGTTGAATTTCCCGTTTTGTCTACAATGACGCTCTTTCCGCCTATGACAGCTTCCGTCTTGTGTCCACTTGGGTATTCCGATAAGCAAGAATCATTTTCCGCTTCATACGGATATACATCCATGATGGCAGTTTCGGCTATGGATGAAATCACATAGTCTGCCATTGTGCCTTTCATTACTTCGTCAAGTTTCTTTACAGCATCTCTCAAATCGGCTGCCTGAACAAGCATATAGCATGATGTTTTTTTCTCCGCTCCGCTCTTTTCGTCCAGAGTAATGAAGAACAGCTTACACTTAAACCAGCGGTCGGCTGCATCTTCCTCAGAGGGGAACAGTTCGCTGTAGTTGGATCGTTTAATGTCCGAAACAGTGAACTCGCCACTGATAAACGGTGTCATTTCCGATATAATACGTGCTTCCGCCTCAGTAAAGCTAAGCGCATCAACCAGGTATTGCTCACTTACTTTCTTAATCATCCCATTTTCTGCTACTTTTTCGTAGCGAATTTTACACTCAAAAAATGTTTTCATGTCTATTATTATTAACAAATTAACTTAATCAAAATTGAAATTATCCTCACCACTTGGTTCTTCCTCCGGCATATCATTACCGAAATCCATCGGAATGAACCAGTCTGAAATATAGTCTTGCATGATTTAATCCTCCTTTTGGCTACTTAGCCATTCTTTATAATCTTTCTCGTAATATTGGGGTATTATACCTTTCCTCATAAAGTCTATGTATTCTTGTACAGTACAATCATCCCAATCAACTCCGTTATCTGGTATATCTTCCGTTTCTGATGTACAAAGAGTGTATTCAAATGGATTATACCCACTGTTAAGCCCATATTCTTCAACTATCTTGATTACATTTTCATCAGTGGTTATTTGTTTGATTTCACTTTCAGCCACACACCCGGATATTTCAGAGTGCTTGCCAAGTACTTCACCGAAGTAAACACTGATTTTGTTATTCACTAAGTATTCGACATCTTCTGTGTCTGCAATAAATACTCCTTCAAGATTGCCCATTCTTCCGCAATCGAAGTCCATTTTAAATAATGCTTTCATAAATTTACTCCTGTTCTTGTTTGAAATATTCGTACTTTATCTCTCCATTTACGATCATGTCCATGATTTCTTCATCGGAAGATGTAGCTATTTTCATCATGAACTCATCTTTCTTCACCTTTTCAATATCTTCATTTTCATTCTTTTCCACCTTTTCCATCTTTTTTGCCTTTTCAGACATATAAGACACAGCATCTTTAGCTATTTTCAAGGCATACTCTGAATCGTATAAAGACATCATGGATTGAATATATATTCCGTTAATCCTATCAAATATTTCCTGTTGGGAAAGGCTTAGAAACTTTGCCGTATTCGCTCCCATCATCACCTTTATCTGCCAAGATGTTTTTATATTCACTACGTGAAGCCATCCCTCTTTGATAGGGCTTTTAACTATATAAAAGTCACCTACAATATATCCTTCGTCTATATCTTTCTTTTTCATAACTTGTATTTTTCCAAAGCAAGAATAATTTTATGATCTTCAAAGGCCGATTTTATTGTATCATCAATCATATTGTTGTGCGTTTTAGAATCTATGTCCAATTCTGAAACATTGTATCCATTATCAATCTTGTTCTGAATACTGAAATAATAATTTCTTATTGTCAGTACGTTTTTATGTATTTCTTCTCGTGTCATTTCCTCGGCAAAAATCTATTTTTAACAAATGATAAAAGCATCACGGATATTTCATCGGCATATCTTGCAAAATCATCCTGGTATTTCTCGTCAACATTGTTATCCATCCATAGGATTTGATTCTTTGCCATAGTACCTACCTTTTCAAGCGTTTCAAACATCTGTAGGCTAGATCCAGGGAGTGTTTTCTTTAGCATTTCATTCAGTTCAATGGAAGATGAGTGGATAATATCAGCACAAAAAGCAATGGCGTTTACATACATCATCCAATCCATTTTCTCATCATCAGACATCTTCTTGATAATATCCATGCCCCTTACATATTTACCGTCAGGATAAGCCTTGATATATGCTTCCTGAAACTCCTTTATCTTAGCTGTTACACGAGAGCATTCAACCATACGGCCTTTCTTGATAAGATCGTTCTGCTGCTTGCGCAACTCCTTCATCTTTTCCTCTCTCTCACACTCCTGTATTAACAAATGTCTTTCCATCTTCAATTATCTTCTATTATTTTTATAAGTTCTTTAAACTGGTCCGCAATTATCTCTAGTTTTCCCTGTATCTTCTGATTCATATTCCCGTCCTTGTAGGAACTCTGAAATCCTTCATAACGTGAATCAATGCTAGAATAGCAGAATGAATCAGACGTGATGTTTACCATCGTATTGTCACCGTCTATGAACGGTTCAGGTATGTCTACTTTTATCATCATAGCAATCCGAAATAACTGTCTAGTTTATCAATCGTTTTATCTCCATCAGATAGGACGTACTCAATGACTTCGCGCCCTGAAAGTGTTATTCTCAACTTGTCCACAGGCTGGACATTGGCTATACCTTTAGAGTAATTGTTATAATGAACAATCTCCCATCCTTTTATGGATGATAGCATTCTCCGTTTGCCACACAAATTTATAGCTTTTGGAGTAAATTCCTTCTCTTTCTTATCCATAATCAATCGTTTTTAAACTTTTTAAACATCTCATCTCCCAACACTCCGCTAATGAACATGGTAAGTTCTACTTCCCATTCATCTTCCTTGCCCTTCACGAACGGATAAGTAAGCTGATGCCATTCATGGTAATCAAATAACTTCATGCGAAGCGGATAATAATCAAACATTTTCTTGTTTCCATAAAACACACGGATATGATTTTTCTTAATCTCCGTGTAAGACAAACCATAGTAATCCAGTATCTGGTAGAATTTGTCCATAGGGGTAAAATTACACTTCATATTTTACATATTTTTTTAGTTGTTTATGCAACGATTTCATATACTCTATTATTGTATCCGCATTAGGGTCTGAAAAGTCTACATCCTTTATGTTTTTCAACTTTACCCCATACACTGAAACAATAGTAACTTCTATGACGTTATATTCTCTATATTCAAAGTACAACACATCTTTAATGCTAGATGTATTAATGATGGGAAAGTTATCAACTTTTATTAAAGATTTATATTTACCTAGCATTGTTGGCGTTATTGACGTTATATCGTTTTCTACAAAATCAAAAAACATATTCTCGTCATCTCCGCAATCTACTGTTTCAAGAAACATATAAATAACATTCCACTCTGATTTTACGTGAAAAGTATTATCTGACTTGTCTACAAAGATACCATCACCAAATCCCTCCAACGCTTTTTCGGAAGCGGTGTACCCTAACCGTTCAAGTCTGTTTCTTATGTCGCTTGAATCCTTTCTAATCAATACCTTCATGAAAAATATTATGTTTAATTATTATTGTCGATTGCTTCGGTAGGCTAACCTGTTCACTGTTTTCCTTGTTGGTCAAAATGTATCTTTCCCCGGTATCACTAAACAGGAAATCATCTTTTACAAAGGGTATTTTCTTTCCATCATACCCTACGATAAAGCAGTTTTGAAAAATTTCTAGTAGAATCATGGTTTTATCATTTTTACGGTTACTAAAATCGGGGGAACGCTTTCCCCCTAAACTTTCATTATAGATATGCTTGCTTCTACACTCAAACATGATGCAAATATAGTCAATAAAATGACATACTATAAAATGTTTTAAAATATATATTATTTATTCACATTTATTAAAGTATTCCTTAAATACGTTTACATTGTATGTGTTTACCTGGCAATGGTTATCGTCAAAAATCTTTTTTATCTCATAACCTAGCTTGCAAGATATTACCTTCATCTTCATCCGGCTAATCTTTTTCCAGTTGACACCGTTTTCCTTTGCCCATCTTTTGATACTGTACCATTCATTGGATTCGTTTGGTTGTGGCTTTAACGCTTGATTCCTTTCGTACTCATCAGCCCACGCCCTGGCAGATTCGGCAGGATTGTTGAAGTTTGGTAATCTAACCTGTGCATAATAACTTCCTGTATTGGTAACTGATGGAACAATATAATCAAATATCCAACGTTCAAATTCATCAGCCATAGGAGGAAAAGGGCTTTTATAAATCAGTCTATACATACTCCTTTCATTAATAAGCTCCATTATATCATCCCCTACTTCACGCATCATTACGGAGGATGGTTTACAGTGCTCTAAAAGAGCTTTTAATGGATTTGAATACTGTAAAGAAGATGCAGCGTCTAATCCACAGAACCAAATTTTACCATATCGAACAAACACACGAATTTTGCCAAAAAAAGGATGTTCGTAAACCATTATTTCGTCCGTTTTGTGTGCCGAAGCTGTTTTATCGGTACTATTGTTTTGTTGCATAAATAAAAATAATTAACTTTGTTAAACAATTAAAATGAGTAATACATGGCAAAGAAAGTGATTAGGGTGAATGTTAAATCACCTAAGGTAACATCAAATAAAAAGACATCTCCCATAAAGGTCAAGATAAACATGAAGAATACGGGAGGAACACAAGCTATGGGTAAAAAATAGATTACTTATTACAACACCTATACCCATCACTGATAGTTTGATGCGTGTGCACTTTCCTATCTCCATATCTTTGATGCAAGTATTATGCAATAAAGAATCCAACAGTAACAAAACCAATTGATGTATAGTATATCGCATTAATCAAATGTGCGTCCTCAAACACCACATTATTAAATACAATATCCAGTATTGCGTATTAAACATTTCAATAACAAATACTCTATGGTATATACAAAATAAAAATACCTTTGACAACACATAAAACAATATTGCATTAAACAGTTTGGCGTTAAAGAATATGGTAAGGTACTTGTCCGAAAACGGAGTGGCATACTGAATATACTCCAATGTGTCACCATCATAATATTCAATGATATCACCTGTTCCAACAGAGTGTATAACCTCACACTGATGGACAAGTATAGCAATACAGAACAATATAGGATAACATCTTATCACCCAAATAAGAAACGTCCTGTAGAAATTGTTCAAACTTTCCTCTAGCATTTTGTCTTTCATAAATTTACTCTCCTGGACAAATTTCTAATAATCTCTTCTTTCGTTCTCCCTTTCAACAGGTTAAGATCAATTGTTGCAGACCCTACCTTTACGCAACCATCAGATATGTATTGCTGCACACGTTCGTTCACAAGATAGTCCGCACCAAGCATATCCAATTTGGACAGTCCTTTTACATCATTGCTCCTGCTTAGTATAAATCCACCTACCGTTCTCCAGATACGTCTATATTGGCTTATTCCGTCCTTTACAGGCATGATTATGTCGTTTTCAAACAATGGTATTCCGTTCATGTCAAACACGCCTGTAAACCATTCTACAACACAACCACTGCTATCCCTTACACGTCCATAAGCATCTATGGATACATCGTCAATAAGAAGTTCATATCGCCCCGTTACTCCATTAAATATACGGAGTAACGGGAAATTAATGTCATTTCTTTCCATTTCCCTTAATCGCTTCAATACATTCCTTTGCTCCATCATCAAAACCATGCTTGTACCCCTTAGCGTATTCTCCAATGTTATACACAGCCATTGCAAATACAAACAGTATGATACCTAAAGCCTTATGCCAACCAGGCAACGATATGGAAAACGGTTTAAATGTAATTGTTAGATCTCCAACCCACAATAGGGCGATAACACATATAATTGTAAATAATATTGTTTTCATAATCAATATTTTTTTTCGTGAAACATAGGTCTTAGTTCATTGTATCTCATCTTCTGCTCAATATGCCATAGCAAATCTATGCCAAGATGTTTGGAAAATGCAAAGATTGAAAATATCATGTGATTTACAACCGTAGAAAAATCACTGCAATCTACAGGTGGTATGATAGATATGACATATATCGCCTCCGTGAAACTCAATTTGCTGTACATATAGACAATATCATCCATATATTCAGAGTTAATATCTTCACTAACAGTTTCAAGGCTTATTCCTCGAAGTCCTGCAAGGTCAAGCAAGCGTATAACTGCTTCGCTTAGTTCGTCTGGAAGTGTATCTTTGATATATTTTTCAAAACAATATTTGAAATTGGCATCATCGTGCGGTTCTTCATTCTCATAAGAAGATTTAAAAGATTCTCTGTCGGCACGTTTCCCTTTCCTATCCGCTTCCACAGCTTTCATAAGATCTCCAACGATAAGGCAAAGGTAGTGTTCGTCACTCAATTCTTTATCGTGGAAACCATGCTCACAAGCTGTCTTATAAGCTATATTCCGTAGTTCATTCAAATTAATATTATTCATAAATTTACTCCCTATCTGTTAATCAATCAGTTCAAATTCATATACGAAAACATAAGGATTGGATTCCCATGTACCCTTGCCTGATACTTTATCTATGAGGGCTGCAAAGGCTTCACGGGGTGTATCAAATCCATCGTCTTTGTTTCCATCAAATTCATAAAATATAGATGGTGGAAACTCATCATCACCCGAATCTTCATATACCCCTTCTTTCAAGCAATCTTCATCGCTAATGTCCTGTAAACGTTCAATCTTGAGATTGGTAATTCGGATATGATGTATCATGAGGTCAGCGCGGACAAAGAGTTTATTACGCCAACCTTTACTATACTTCCAACCACTAACTAACATATCAAGTGTTTCCAATCCTTGTTCATGGTAAACGGTTTCATAGCTTTGCGCAATGGCAACAACTTCACCAACTTTGTAGCGTGGAATAATTTCTCCCGAATTAAATTCCCTTCCATCAGCATCATACATACAAGGATAGCCAACAATCTTTTTATCAGAATGGCATCTGTGTATATTGAATCCAGCAACCCATTCTCCTTTAAAAGTTCTAGGACATTTGATTATTCTTCTCGTCATAGTCTTACGACCATCCAACACCGCTTGTGTTAATCCAAACTTATCATTGAAAGATATCTTTTTCATATTTATATCAATTTTAATGCTTCCTGTAATCCTGCTTCAAGTGCTTCCTCGTAGGTATTATAACGGATAATAGGCCTGTCAGACAATCCTATCAAGTCATGTCTCGGAATTGTCAGTATATCATACGTCCAATAGTTTTCATACATATAGGATATTTCGATATGCAGGTTCTTGGTTTCACGCAGCCACTTTTGTGCAACGGATTGAGTGGGACGACTATAACACAATTTTGGCAAATTCTTATTCGTTCGGAACACAGATTGCATTATCCGATTATCGTCTTCTTTAATAATATCTTTGCAATACTCATTAAATCCTTTCTCTTTCAGCAACTTTGCTGTTTCCAATGTTACAAGTTCTTCGGTCATAATTTTATTCTCCTTTTAATTTCTTTATTAGCGCATCAGTGAAACCAAGGCTCCATTCTGCTTTCATATTTAATCGAAATACATTACTTTCTTACCTATACATACCTTGAATCTTGAAAGAGATTCACTATATTGTGTAATATTATTGGGATTATATTTGTTAACAAAACATCCAGTACGTTTATGGTATCTGACACAAGCATTTTCAGGAGATTTAGCCAATATTTCTTTCTCATCGCTAAAACTAAAAAATAAACTATCTCTATATGATACCTTATACCACTTTACTTGGCTTCTTATCTTTTTAAAATACTTTGCTTTCATTATTCCTCCTTTTCTTTAAAATGTTCAATCAGTTCGTTTACGGTAGCCTTGTGATAACGTCCTGAAATAATGGTTGCATTATCCCAATTTTCATCCCAAAAGAACATAATGCCTTTTGGCTCTGTGAAATAATGATCGTTACCAATAGAATCTCCATAAGAAACGCTAAGAATGGAATCTGTTATAAACCACTGCATGTAGTTACTATCATCCCTTAATGCAGCTATAGCCAGGAAAAGTTCCTCGTTCGTTCCGCAATCAATAAATTTCCCACATAAAGCACTATGTTTGTCAAAAGGTATATCAAAAGAATCCGCAATCACATAATTAGGAGTATCAAATCCTTTCATTGGATATTGATAAGCCCATATTATACTACAATTATTTGTCCATTGAGGAGAGTTGTTGAAATACCCCAATTCTTTCAGCCCTCTCCGAAGCTCCGGTGTATTTTTGCGTATGAAACACGGTGTTGTAAATCCCATAATTATTCCTCCTTATCTATCTTAATCTCCGTTACTTTCCCACGACTGACAAAGCACTGACCTATTCCCAAATCGAGTAAGGCACAATAGTTATCGTCTAAAAGATTAGAGCATTCCTGGCATAAGGAACATTCATTACAAAATCCTTCTGATGATTCATGCAGCACCCCGTCTATTATTATTCCGTTCTTTACTTCCATACCGTTCATTCATTAGAAGTTACACCCAAACACAATACTTTGTCAGAAACGCCTATATCGTCAAACTCCAAAGTTAAATACTCTGTATCGTAAGGATAAGGGTATCTGCAATTTTTCAATTCTTCATCCGTCAATTTGCGTCTGACACGCATCTCGATTTCAAAATCATCGGGAAGGTTCTCTATGATTTTTCTAAGTTGTCCTACGTTCTTTATTTCCATAATCAATCTCATTTTTCTTTAATTCGTTCCAGTACATCTCTGTTGGCTTCGAGTATCTCATCGAAAGAGGGGATAGGCATCCAATAGATGGGTTTACTATTATGGCATACCCACTTCCCGTTCATTACAAAAGCTACTTCGTAATAATATCTGCCCTCGTAATTAGTCCCAACCAAAACACTTTCTAACTCTTCTGGCAACCGTTCATTAACGCTTATCCAAGGCGATTGCTTTGACTGCCATTGTGCGCCAGAAATAAAGTCAACAATGCAGTATGGTTCACAATGAAGCTGCCTGTTTCTGCAATCATTGGAATATTTTTTTGCCGCTTCTTCTACTGTCTGTTTCATATCAAAATACTATTTTAAAATCTTTACATTTCAATGTAGGAAGCCTGTCGGTGACAAACTTCTCCAGTTCCTGTTCGTCTATCGGGAATAACGGGCAGTATTGGTATCTGAATGTATGTACAAATCGCCCGTCAAGCATTACATCAAAAACCAGTGTTTTCATAATTTATTAACTTTTGTCCATAAACTAAACTCGGTATAGAGATATTCCCATTTATCCCTGTAACGGTATTTGTCGTTTGGGTATTTGCAACGGACACAATAATCCGTCTTGTATAAAACTTCGTATATTACTCCCCTGTGTTCAAACAGTTCGTTCTCGTCAAGAGTTCCTACTTCTACCTTCTTCATGACCTTATACCAATTCTATTACAACATTTTCGAGATTAACATACAAGTTTACTTTAGATACACTTCCATCTTTGTTTATCTTTTTAAACAATGGTTTGATATCGCACAGGTAACTGATATCATAACCCACAATATAGGCATACTGTTTTGTTTCAGGAACGGTGACACCTGTCAAATCATGCAAACTCGTATATACTGATGCAGGGGTGGTGATACAAACCCTGCTTCCGATAGGATACTTCGCATTGGATTCAATGTACTCCTTCTCTAATTTTATCATTTCGTTCTTCAATTCATTTATTTTTGAATTGATAATTTCTTTCTTTGATTTAAATTCTTCTTTGTTCATATACACACACGTTTAACATTCCGATAAAATCTGTAACACAATAAGCCATACAATGACAATAATCAATCGTCCAACATATTTCCACATATAGCTTTCATTATCATAGCGAAAACAATTCCAAAAAGCATAAATTCACTCCTTTCTAACATTATTGTCCACCCACCTCATTGCGCCCTTTAACGCATCAGATGTGGACTTATAAAACATATCAACAAAGAGATCCATCCGTTCACCTTTTATTATCCGGTACATGAAGTCTTTTTCTCCTGTGACCTCTATTGTACAGCCTTTATAATATGCAACGTATTTTTTTTCTCATACGGCAAAGATATAGTTTATTGGTTTTCCAACAACTTTTTATTAACTTTTATTAAGCGTTTTTCCCATTCGTTCAGATTGTCACCCGTATTAATTTTCTCCATAACCGAAGCTATATCAAAAGATTTACATTTTTCATACAGATCACTCATTGTCGTTCCTTGTATGATAACTCCGTTCTTTTCCCCGGAAAAATATCCGTCAACACTCTCTATCACATCCCATTTTCGTCCTTCCAGGATGGATTGTTTATTGTTAGTTCCCATTATATTTAGCTATTATATTATTCATTTCCTTGTTCTTTGCTTCCGTAAGACCTAATTCGAATATATTTTGAAGCGCAATTTCGCATTGTCGGCTAATGTACGAGATCTCGTTTGCATCCATATCACGGTTATGATATATAAATTCTTTCGCCAACTTGACGGCAAGACCTTGACACACATCCCCGGCAACTTTTTCAGCCGCTATAATGTTAAAACAAATAATTTGCTTAATACTTAGCTGATTACTCGTTCCCATATTCTTTTTTTTTAAGTTAGTAATCAAGTTCATTTGAAAGTATTGTGTACTTGTTGATACTATCTCTGTATGATTCAAATAACGGACAATCTTTCAACATAGTAATTTAATGCGAAAGAATACTTTTTCTTTAGTTCATTATCATTATGTTGTTTATCGAAGTATTCACTACATGATGATAGGCTCAATGATAATAAAGCCAAAATTGCAATTCGTTTCATAATTCAATCATTTAATTATAAATAATAGTTCCGCCCGTGGAACTTGCACCACTTGCAAGGCGTTGAACCTTTGGCGGATAATTCGGTTTAAAAACCGTAGATTCATGTCAACTCCTTCATGCAACCTACTACGAGCCATACAATAACGCATATAAAAAACATAGTCCATCCCTCCTTGTTTTAGTTATTAGAAAATTTGATTTGTTGTTTCTCCCAATCGTATGTAAATGTGGTTACATGGCGTTCACGGTCGTACACAAACACCTGATAACCTATTTGCCCGTAACTGCAAAATAATGGTTGTGTACGTAGCATTATGCCGTTCCATGTCTTACCGTTCAGATACTTTTTCCATGCGAATTTTCCCGCCTCAATGGCGTTTTTTAATCTGTTCATATCTTTATAATTGTTATTGATTCGTTTTTAATATCCTTTTCCCACAGTCCGCCGGGGTGTCATAAGATGATATGTTGGCAAAAAGCCTTAACAATGTATCTATGCTAACATGTGGCAATATATTTCTATAAAATCGTTCCGCATTGTACTATGTATCGTGTCCATGATACGCTTGATACAATATAATCATTGCATTGTACGAATGCGGTAGGGTGTACAGTAAGCCCCAGTTTTGCGTAATCCTGCTCAGCTTCCTGTTTGGTTGCCCTGTATGGCGTCACTTGTTCGGCACTCGTTTCTACCCAAACACTTTGTCCTAGTTCGGGAACGTATTGCCATTCGTGGCACTGTTTCAGTACGTAATATCCTCTATTGTTCATATCAAATCATTTTTTAAAATATACTCTTTAGCCTCATCCATTGTGTCAAACCACAATGATGAACTGTTATAATACATTCCCGTTCGGGTATTAATTAGGTTTACTTGGTATATCGTTCTACCATACATTATAACCTTTACTATTTCCGCTTTATCTTTCACCTTATATTATCTTAATTCCCTAAATGATACCGTTTCAAAATCGCTCTTGATAATCTCTATCTGTATAGGCTTAACAAAGCGGTCCAGTTCTTTGCGTATCTCTCTCATTTGTTCAAACGGTACGGTTACAAATGCTATCTAAATTATTGTATATTTTTATAAAAATCACAATACATACCGTACAGATCTATTATATCTGAGTCGGTTAGTATTCTCTTTAAAACTCTAATCATTTTCATTATTCGTTCAAATATGATTTGGGAAGTAACGGGAAAACCTTTAAAACTTCTTTAAAACTTATTTCCCCAAATTTTTCAATAAATACGGAAAAATAACGGTTATGAGAACGGCTATTGCGTACAATACGTATACATGAAGGTACTTCTTTGCGTGGTACTGTATCGTAGTCGTTTGCGTGCTCTCTTACAAACTTAATCAATTCAGGCGTATTTATGTACATTTTGATTATGTTTTGTGTCCTGGTGCCGTTATAATACAGGCGTTTAACCTGTTTATCAGGTAGCTTGTGTCCGTCATAGCTTTTCCAAAACTTGATATTTTCCTTGATAAGATCCAATGTATCAATACTTCTGTTAGCTTTAAACGTTCCTATCTTAATACTTTCATTGTCAAAAATAGGAGATAATTCTTTTTGTAAATTTTGTTTTCTCATTGTAAATAATATTTATTTATGTTTATAATCTCCAGCATAATCGTGCCATATTCTATAATCGTAATTATATTTAGTCGCTTTACGTTTTATAGAACGACTGTAAGTAGGAGAACCGTCAAGTATATAGCTTAATTCTCTCTTTAAAACCGCTCCAATTAGTGGATAAACATCTAAATAATTGCCATCACATTTACTTAGGTCTATTACTTCGTTCTCTAGGGCACGTTCTAAAGCCTTATCCATTGCAGATATAACACTTTCTTTTATAAAATTGTACTTTTCGATAAATTCTTGTTTTTCCATAATACTATTCATTTAGATAATTCATCAAGTTTTGGCAATACCCACGATTTTAGGTATAATCCTAGTCTTTCCATAACATAGTTTGCCGTTCCTTCGTCAAACGTAGGGCAATCGCCTGGAATTATCGGTTTCTGAAAACTTCCTATACTATTTTCTACTATATTGTTTACCCTGGTAATTGCTTCCTGTAATTGTTCTTTAGCGTATTTCTTTTTCATAGGTCATTGTAACGGTTTAATTGTTCTCGAATAAATTGGATATGTGTTTCTTGCTCATCGCTTTCACTCACAATTTTACACTTATTGTCTTTGCAATATCTTTTAAAATCTTTTTCCGTGCCGTTCCCAAAACTAAACGCTAGTTTAATCTTTTCGTTACACCAAACGGAGTAACTACCACCGTCTTGTATAGCGTCTTTGGGCGGCCTGTTAGGCCATGGCTGAAACTGTTAATAGTAAATTGTATCATAATTATATTGTTTTTGATTGATTAATAGGTGAGTTCCGCTAATACGTCTACATTATATACGGGTAATTGTTTTGCGTATCTGGTACGTCCGTCTAGGGGTGTTTCCGTGATGGTTAGCTCTAGTAGTTCGTGTATCGGTGTATTCCAGATAGGTTTTTCTAGGGCTTCTATTTCCTTGTATCGTGGTGAATCTATATATATACCTTTTGGACCGTGGTAAAACTGTTTAAAAAACGGGTGATCTTTATGTCTGCATATCAAATGATAAGTTATATGATTATATGTTATATTCTTTACCGTTCTTCTTGCCGATTTACAAATATATTGGCTACCTGTTTTGCTGTTTTTTACTGTTACTAGTATCATAATGTTTTTGTTTTTATGGGTAATATATATTTTTCATTACAGGGCTTTATTTTGCCCTCTATTGGTGTTTCTGGATGGAGTATTGCACACTGTTAAAAATATATTTGGCGTGTTCATAGGCTGTTTCCTGTTTTTCCTGTTTTGTGGGTGTTATTCCATCATATTTGTACAATAGTTTGGCGGCCTCTCTGATTATGGTTTTCATTGTGCTACAATTTGCTAGGTGTTCTATTGATGGCTGTATGCCCTTGTTTGCCTTCTTAATTATGCAATTTTGCAGCCATGTTGTAATATCGTATATTTCCCGCGTATTGCGTATATACATTGCAAGCAAATTAGGTATGTCGTTTCTTGTTTCCATAATGTTACGTTTTTAAATTGTTATTGTTTGTTTTGGTTCTCTATGTAATCGGTTACCCGTATTGATAGGTACAAGCAACCTAATAATATTAATGTTTCGATCATAGTTATTTACTTTTGGTTTCTCCAAACTCTATAATCATTATCACTTTCAAAACACATATAACCGCCCAAAACCTTGACAACATGTGCGGGGGTAAACGGGCAATTTTTAATCGCCCGGTACCTTGTTTCAACTTGTGCAAAAAACGTTCTCATAGTTATTTTAATTTAATTGTTTATTGTTTTACTTAATTCACGATTATAATACAATTTTTCCCACCGTTCGCACACTTTGCGCGCATTTTCGTTTTTCGTCCCAAATGGTGCATAGCCCGTGCAAATAGCTATATTATTATACGGTGCAGGTAATTCGAAAACATTAGCGGCCCATCCTTCTACACGTTCGGTGTGTCCGACTTTTGTAAGGTAATTTTGTATGTACTGTATTTCGCAATATCCTAATAATATTACATTTTCTTTGCCATAAATACGGTATATTTCTTTTCTTGTTGTTTTCATAATTCTATAAATATTTAAATTGTTCGTTATTCGTTTTATTCTTCTTCTTCTTCTGTTTCTATTTCGTCCAATACTTCTGAAATTGCTTGCCCTAACAGATAACAGCGTATTGTAACGTCGCACGCTTCTGCACCGCGTCCCAAATAATTCACATCACACCCGAAATCCGTTAACGCTTCCCCTAACAGGTCCCAATTGTGACATAGATATTCCTCAGCCGTCCACGTGTTAAACGTATAAGACCCTGACGCGTTCCCCGTTACGTCATCACATGTAAATAGTGTATCATTAAGATCTTGTTCCACTTCGTCCCGGTTTTCGGAGGTTACTACTATATTGTTTTCGTTGATATAGTTTAAAACATCCTCTTTAAACGCTGCAATATGTGTTTCATATAGCTTAACCTCAAACAACTTATCATTATGTTTTAACGATAAGTAATTCATCTTTTCACGCTCCGAATAAATTTCCGTATTGTAATACAACCGACTAGTATACACACATTCGTCAACCGCGCGCCTTAAGTTGGTACGCTTTCCCGTTTCAAAGTTACCAATATGCAACAATAATGTATTAAGTTATCTTGTACTCTGTATCTATACGGGCTTGTAACCGTTACCAATGTACACCAATGGCAGCTACATTACAATATGTGCGTATAGTATGTTTTTACGGCTTATGTTATACGCTCCGTGCATAACTGGACCGTATTAAGGCTTATGTATAGGATACACACGCACATACATTATATTATATTAGGGATGTTAATCGCATATCGCACTAAGTTACTATCTCCATTATCAAGCAATACCCGTACCTCTGCATCGTGGCTAACAACACCGCTGTTTATATTCCGCTTATTCCCTGGTTTGCGGATCTGTACCACGCTCTCACCGTGGCAAGCTGTTTCAATACGTCATATATCGCTTTGTCCTTCCGACACCGCAAACATACAGCGTTTTTGATTAGGTTGTATATTTTGTTAACATTCATTATAAATTAAGCCCGTTTTTCCCAAAATCAATACAGTTTATATACATATTTTAAATTAATATTGCATAATATTAATAGATTAGCAAATATATCAATTATAATCCATCACACTCCAAATGTTATGTTTAATTTCAAGATTTTTCAATGTTAATTTGTGTTAAATCTGTTTGTAAGTGTCTGAACGTGAGGAAATTACGAAATCTTCGTAGATGTCATTTGTAAAGATATTTTACTTGTAAAGATTTTGAAATTCGATTGTCGTAGAAAAGAATTTATTTTTATTTACAAACGTTGAGAAACGTGGTAGATAAACGTGTGTAATTACCTGTAAATCAGTGCCATACCCCCTTTTGTGGAGGTTTCGCTGCGGGTGTGTCGCTCCCGATAAATTTTTTTCTGAAAAATTTTTTTCTCCAAATTTTGCTCGGATGGCTGATTTTGCGTTTTGGAGGTGTATTTTCGGTAGTTTTCAACAAAATAGGATAAATCTTTACATAAAAAGTTACGAAAATCGTAGGTTTTTCGGTGTGTTTCGTAGGTGTGGTTGCATTTTTTATGTCTTTTTTTGCAGTATAAGTTATTGGTTTACAGTATTCTTCGTTGGTTTCGTCGTTTTGATATGTATCTATACTAAATTACGTATGCAGTTTTGGTGTTTTTGCTGTATGTGTCGTATATGTGATGTACGTGTATATGTATTGTAATAGAGCATGTAAGGTGTACGTGTATGTATATTTTGTATATATATATTACTTTTAACATTTAATATACAAATTAATAGGGGATTTTTTCGTATACGGTTACGATTCAATTTTTTTTGACAAGACTAAATAGCTTGTTTTCAGCTATTTAACCACTAATTTGCGCGAGTTTTTTGACAAGTGTTGAAAAACGAAGAGTTTACGAAGTCTACGAAAAAACAACGAATTTCGTAGGTTTTTTACGAATTTTCCCGAATTAATTAGTTGCATATGCAACTATCGGTGTTGAGATTTTTTTTTTTTTTTTAAATTAAGTCAATTTTACATTTTTTAACGTAGAAAATAATAAGTAGATAAAAAATTATAGTTAAATCATTTTAACTAAAATGAGAAAAATTATTACAAAAGTAAAAAATAACAACAATCAATATTTTTTACTTTTCCTATTCAAATAATACTGTGGACGTGAAAGTAAAAAATCTTGTGTAAAGAAAGATAAACTATCTTCCTTGACACGTATTTGTTAATCACATAAACATTTGTAGTTAATTAATTTAACTACTAGTTTTCGTATTGTTTTTTGCGCTATATTTGCAGGTAAAATCAAGTAAAATGTGTGTGTAAAATATGGAAGAAGAAATAGAGATTAAACTTAGGTTGCCCGAATCAAGGCGTGTCATATGCCTGTCCGATGCAATGCCCGACAGGGAGCGTTGGTACAAGGGAATGAGGGTTCAGACACGGCTGTTCGGGTGGGTTACGCTCGTCAGCTTCAGGGACCGTCACTGCTGTCTTAAACTTGACGAGCCTCTGGAGGACGGAACAAAGGCTGTGTTCGTGTCGGAAGCGTCATTCATCAGACGCGTGCCCGTACCTTTAACTGCAAAATCCATGGCCGCACAGGTCGCTGGTGTCAGTGTGGAAGGTGAAGTGCTGGAATACGAGAGGAAGATGAAGAGAAAATGGGAGAAGGAGAGGAAGCATATAGCGGAGATATGTGCAAGGTACGGGTATGTGCTTCCTTCCGAGTGGAAACGGTCGTTAAGGAGATTTGCTTCGTGGTGTGAGGGCCAGGTAAGGCAGTACGGTCATATCGTGGATGCCGACTATCTTATGCGGCATGACACGTCCGTTGTGGGCGGAAGGAGCGTGGATGATCTAAGGTTCGTGCCCGATGTGGATATGGTGGATGGGACCGGGGCGAACGGGAAGCCTTCCGCCGCTCGCGTTTCACGGTGCGCGCTCATGCCGGGAAGCATCGTCACCGCCATACGCAATGCAGGGAGCGAGATGGACAAGTCGGTGTCGTTGTGGCGGAACAGCTACTTCGTGAAGATGAGGCGTTTCGGGTACACGTTCAATACCTGCTGTGACGGGGCAAAGACACGTGATGATGCGTTCACATGGTTTAAGGACATTACCATACAGTACATGGCTGACCTTATAGAGTATTATGGGATAAGACGTGATTCCATCGTGTGCCGGAAGCTGGAGCACATCGCGGACGTTTACTATTCTCTTGACGATATGGACGCACGCCCTGACATATCAACGGACGATTATGACCTGTATCCCGTTGTAATGTTCGGGAAGGTTGTGGACCGGGAGAAATCGGTAGGATTAGTAGGATCGGTAGGATCGGTAGGATCGGTAGGATCGGTAGGATCGGTAGGATCGGTAGAGAAAGGAGGGGAAAATGACTGTCGCTGAATCTGCAAAGGCTTCTTATGAATACATCCTTGATTCCGTTATGGGCAAGCTGGCGGACAAGGGCGGTGGTCGCGGTTTCCGTAAAGCAAGGGATGAAGGCGAGTGGAAGCGTTCCATATCCGCTATGGTTGAGATGGACATAGCCGATGCGTGCAGGGAGTGCAATTTCAGACGTCACAGGAGCGGTTCCATCATGGCTTTTGACGGTAAGATATTTGTTCCCATGATGAAGGACGATCTGATGCGCCTGTGTATGGACTTGTGTAGGATGAACGGTCTTAGCGAACTGTACATGACCGACACGAGCGAGCGTTTCTACCGTACCATCGTGAAGAACGTGACGCATGAGATATTCAATCCAAAGCGTAACTTCATCACGTTTGACAATTGTGTCCTTGACACGGAAACGATGGAAACGTTCGATTTCTCGCCCATGATAGAATCGTGCATACGTATCAATATCAATTATGACCCGTTGGCGCGCAGCCCGTTGTGGGAGAAGTTTTTGGACGATGTGATCCCGGTGAAGGACACACAGGATGCCTTGCAGGAGTTTGTGGGGTGTGCCTTTGTTGACAGGAAGAAGATCAAGATGGAGAAGATGTGTTACCTTCTCGGTTGTGGTAGTAACGGTAAGTCGGTGTTCTTTGACGCTGTTGTCAATGCCCTGGGGAAAGACAATGTGTCGTATATGGAGATGGCTGATCTGTCTGGTGACAAGTCTACGTGCGAGTACAATATAGCTATGATAAACGGCAAGCTGCTCAACTATGCTTCCGAGATGGGTGGGAAGGATGTGAGCGGTGGCAAGTATAAGAAGTTCATATCCGGTGAGCCTACTATGGCGCGCCTTCCGTTCGGTGAGCCTTTCCTTGCCGACATGATGCCGCCGTTTATGGCCAACCTTAACAAGATGCCTTCCGTTTCGGACCAGACTTACGGTCATTTCAGACGCTCCCTTGTCATTCCGTTCTATCGTGTGTTTAAGGAATCGGAACAGGACAGATCTCTTCCGTTGAAGCTGTCAAAGGAATCGGCAGCCATTATCAACTGGATAATAGAGGGCGCAAGACGGTTTGTGAAGAACAAGGGTGAGTTTACGAAAAGCTATACGATAGAATCCGTTACGGAGAATGCCAGACGTGATTCCAACAGTGTCCTGTCGTATCTTTACGATTCGGGGTATGATTCTTCGGGAGATATTGAGGAATCGGCTATCCGTGACCGTGACCTGTATGTGAAATACATATCATACTGCAATGACTGTGGTGTAAGACCTTACAGTAAGAGAAAGATGGTTGACATGATACGCCAGGAAGGCTATTCCGTCACTTCCGCGTGGGATGAGAACAGGAACAGGCTGTTTCAGGTCGTATTAAGACGGAAGTATAATCCTGACGAATACCTTCTGCAACAGGCTGATGATATAATGAAGGAGGATTTGCCGTTTTAATGGTGGTTTGTTTTGGTATATCATGAATAGAGGAAGTATAAAAAGTAAGTTGTATGCTTGGTTGTCTAGTATGACTATGAAGTATAATTGGCTTCAAGTGAAATTGGAGTACAAAGAAGATCGTGGAGTATTTTTAGTGTCATTTTCTCCCGTGAGCCAAATTGAACTTTCCGAAGAGTTTAACCGTGAAGCAATGCGGTTTGCAGACGAGATGAACGCTATTTATGGTAACGAAGCACCTCTTTCACCGATGAAGAAGCACTCTTTAAGCTATCAGATAATGCGCAGATTTAATATTGTTTAACCGTTATTGTTTTTACCATATTGCTTTAATATGTATTTTTGCTGAAAAATTTTATTGTGTATGGATAATAAAGAGATTGTTTTATTTGATAGAAGTATTCGTGTTACTTCTGATTGGTATGTATGTGTGTCTGATGCCCAGTGTGCGATAAATGAATCCCGTAACAGGGTTGGTTTGAAAAGGTATAATTTCAGCCAGTGGTTAAAGACGCTTTACGTAAGTGATATGGTTTGCAGTATTAATGAGAGCGGCAAGGATGCTTTCAAGGTTGAGTTTGACAATGATTCTGGTAAGATAGAGCAGTATTGTCATTTTGGTGTGTTTGTTAATATGATTTTGTCGGCAAGTCCTGTTAGTGGTGTGCTGGACAATGAGGATTGGTTTAATGATTACGTTTGTGATGTATATTCCATTGACGGTCATGTTTATGAACACGCCAAGATACTTGCCGTTGGCGGTTTGTGGCGTTATACGACAAAGAATGCCAGGTTCAGTGATGATATCCGTATGATGGATGATATCATGTATTCCGTTCCCGATGGTGACAAGGATGCCGTGTATAGCCTGTTCTTTGATTTGTTAGGTACGTTTTATTACAATTGGGAGTTTGCGTTGCGTTATGCGAAGAAACTTCTTTTAGGGGATGTGGAGGAATGATTATGAGGTGTTTTGTTCGTTTTGTCATGTTTCTCATATACGTTGACATTTTATTTGTTCTTCTTGTGTTTATGGTTCCTGCCGAAATGGTGTACCGATGGACGAGTGGACGTAAGCCTAGAGGATATGTTTCATGCCTTTCTGATTTTCTAGGATATCCTAATGATTATCGTTATACGTTTAGCGATTTCTTCAGGGATATAAAACAGGGATGGAGTAATTTTAAGTAGCATGGGTTCTATTGATTATGAATATATATTTGCCAGTCTTGATACTGTGCTTGGGCTTCCTTTAAGGCGTAGGGGTAAGCGGTGGACGTTGCCTGCCAGGATAAATCTGGAGAGCCATAGCAGGAAGGATAAGCTGGTTTTCTATATGAACAAGTCGGGCAGTATCACCGTTACCGAGCAGGGCGGTGATTCTGTCAACCTGTTTGACTTTCTCGTGTCTTATCTTCCCGGTTGCAGTAGTGCTTCTGATGCTTTTAGGATTCTGTCAAGCCCGGACGGTTGCAGGATGAGTTTGAAGGATTTCTACGAGAAGGAGTATGATTCTGGGAAGCAGGAATCAAGGTTTGTTGATGTGAAGTATGTTGACAGGCTTAGCGATGCCGGGCATTGGAAGGGTAATAACCTGTACGAGTACCTTTCAAGTGTTTTCGGTGTTGATTCCGTTAATGATGTGTTTTCAAGGTATAAGGTAGGATGTCTTGGAAGGGAATCCGCTGTGTTCTGGTATTCCGACAAGGATGGTAACGTGTGCCATGACAACAGGATAAGATATAGTGTGAACGGTCACAGGAAGAAGGAAACCCATGCTTTCAGGAAGTTTACTACGGGCGAAGGATTTACCCATCGTGGCTTTTTTAAGCCTTTTTTAGGGGATTATTGCAGCGATGCTATAACTTGCATGGTTGAATCGGAAAAAACCGCCATAATAGCTTCTATGGCTTTTGGTAACGGTTTTATATGGATAGCTTGTGGCGGAATGAACCAGCTTGGAAATAAATTGCCAAAAAATGTTATTTTATTCCCCGACTTTGATAATAAAGCTATATCTTTGTGGGGTGACAAAGGACGTGTGGCGAGATGGTGGGAACACCCTATCCTGTCTTTTGGATTGAAGCATAACGATGATATCGGAGATGCTGTTATTAATAATTTGAATAGTATTAACATTAAAGAATTTAGAGAATGGACATTGAAGTAGGAATTGATTTTAAGGAAAACCTTCTTTCCTTGCGTAATTATATCTCTTTGGGATTTCGTTGTGACGATATTGATTTTAAGAACGCGGCTATTGCTTCCATTGATAGAATGATGGAAGAAGTATTGGATGAGCATGATGTGAATTTCTTTGACGCATTGCAGAATGTTATTGACAACCTTGATGAGATTAATACAGTAGATGATGTTCACGGTATTTGCTGTGAATTTTATCATGTGATGGATGAGAACGAGCGTGTCATGCACCGTGAGTTCTTTGAAAAACTGAAAAAATATCGTGAAAGCAAGATTGAACGTATTGTTCCTTTGAAGGAAAAAGACTGCATTGTCATGGGTAATAAGTATGTTGAATTAGGTAGCGGCAAAGAGTGTGTCGTTGACAGTATTATCCACATGCTTAGTGAGAATGACCGAATGATTAAAGATGCTGTTTTGTATGTGGACCAACTAGGTCAGCGCATAGCGTGTTCTGCTGATGAATTTAGGAAAAAGTTTGGGGTGAGGAAATAAATCCTAGTAAAATATTTGATGATATAATTTTATTTAGTATATTTGCACTAAATTAAATTATGTTAATATGAAAACAAACGTTACAATGGTGTCTAATGACAGAAAATTATTTGGGGTAACTATTAGACAAGATACCAAAAATCAATTTTTATCTATAACTGATTTGCAGGAGGCATATACTAGGGCTAGAATTGAAAAAGGATGGAATGAGAAGAGGGTTGAAAATATATTATCTAACAATTCGTCTTCTGAGCGTATATATTATATCCTTAATAAACAGGGAATTATAAAAACAGGATTTACTGCTTTTATTGATGAGGTTAATAAAAGTTCCTTGGTTAAGGTTTTAAAGAAGTATGGTGTTTATAAGACTCTTGGTGCTCGTAACAATAGACATGTTTCCTGTAATCCTTATATTTGGGTTCTTATTGCTCTTGAACTTAACCCTGAAATATATGCTACTGTTATAATGTGGTTGACAGATAATTTGATTATTAATCGTATTGAAGCTGGTGATAGATATAATGATTTATGTCGTTCGGCATCTAAGTTTGATGATGTGGATTACCGTATCATAGCAAAAGGATTGAATTATATTGTTTTTGGTGTCCATGAAACAATGATAAGAAATACAGCTACTCAGGAACAATTAAAAGAATTGGATGATTTGCAAAAATCTTTATCGTTTGCTATAGATATGGGGTATATAAAATCTTTTTCTAATTTAATAGATGAAATGAGGAAAATTTATAAGAATAAGCATGCCTAAAGGAGAAATAAGGGTTAACGGTAAGGTGATGGGAAAGGATTACGGCAGGTATTTCTATTCTCCACGTGGTAATATGTGGGCTGTCACCTTGTGTACGTATGACTGTGATGATGGTCGTATGTTTGAAAAAATAGAGTTGTATAGAACGAAGGATCAGGCTAGGGAAGCTGCATTTCGGTTAAACACGGAGGAAAGAAATGGGTAAGACAGATGCAAGTGTAATAAAACTACCTGAGGGGTATTCATTGAAGAAGATTGATGAGCGCACTTATGAACTAGTCAAGATTGACGATTTCAAGAAAGGAGATTTCCTGTTTGCTAAAAGCAGGACAGGAGATTTAATAGATTATGTATTTATTAATACTGGTGGTTTGAAAGCTAATTTCTTATATAAGGACAAGAATGTTCTTATCTGTAATTTAGAGTTTAACTTTTCTAACAACTATGATATCTCAAAGGCTACTCTCGAACAGATTGCTGCCATGAGAAGGCTTTTATCCGAGAATAATTTTACTATTGTTGATGGTGAAGTTGTTCCCATTACAGATCCTGTTGTCGGCTTTGTTATTGTTAATGATGTGATTTATCCTGCAAGCAAGATTTACAGAAGCAGGGAATGCGCTATGTATGATTTAAAGAGAAAAGGAAATAAAAAATGAATCAAGTAAAATTTGTAAAATTAAGACGGGATGCAGTTCTTCCCGAAAAAAAAACTGATGGTGCTGCCGGGTATGATTTGTATGTTCCTGACAACACGTTGATAAGAAAAGGTCGTAATCTGATTAAACTTGGTATAGCCATTCAGATGCCATCAAATATGAAGGCTATTATCAAGCCGCGGAGTGGATTTTCCCTGAAAGGTATTATTGGCGTTGACGGGAAGTATCATGACGCAGATGTGTTGGATGGTGTTATTGATTGTGACTATACAGGTTGTATAGGTGTTATAGTGAAGAGTTTTGAGAAAGAGCCTTTCTATATTGCCGCAAAGGAGAGGATTGCTCAGCTTCTTTTCAGTAATTATATTGAGGTTGAATTTGTTGAGGTTGAAAGCCTTGATTCAACGGATAGGGGTGATGGAGGTTTTGGTCATACAAATAATGCAGGTAAATGAAAACAAAGAAAATAGGCAAAATTTACGATAAAGGCTACGATAGTGTATTGAACAAGTATTTTGTTCTTGCTATGTTTGTTGAGTTTGGTGAAACTAAGTATGATCGTATTTTCTTTTCTGATAAGAAGGATGCGGATAACATAAAAGTTGGTGATTTGTTATGATTGGAGTTATGTTGAATAGCAGGGTGAAAATTATAAACCGTGATAAATACATTTCACTTCACGGTGAAGATTCTGTAAGCAAGTCAAATGTATTCGGTGAATTTGTCACTGTTAAATACTGTTTTGAGAATGGTGAAAAGTTTCTTTGCGCGGATGACCAGGGTAAAGAATATATTCTTTTTTCGGATTGTATTGCTTATGTTGATCATGTTAAAGAGAGAAGCATCCTTGATGAAGCAAAGGATATCCGCAACAACAGCAGACAGTCTGACTATGGTGATGCAGTAGTCAATTTTGAAAATATTTCCAAGATGGCTTCTTTGATTACGGGAAAGGAATTATCTCCTTATGACTGTGTTGCTGTACAGATAGCTGTAAAACTATGCAGACAGGGATTCCATAAAAAGCGTGACAATATGGTTGACTTGGCTGGATACGCTGATATAATGCAATTGATTGTAGATAAGGAAAATGTGAGAAATGGGGAAAAATGCTGACAATGCTTTGATGTATCGGAGAGTTTTAGCGGCAAGCGGTCTTTCCGATACTGATGTTAACAGGAAAAGCAGAAAGCATGATATTGTGATGAACCGTGCTCTTGTGTGCTGTGTCATGCGTGATATGGGTTTAAGTATGTCTGAAATTTCTGATTTTCTATGTATTGACAGGAGTAGCATATACAATCTTTTAAAATATTCTTCTGAACTTGACGAGAAGGTAAGGGAGATAAAATCTAGGATGAAGGAGGAAAGATAATGGGTTTGAATAAAGGATGGGGTAAACTTCCCCTTAGTAACAATCTTCTTATTGACGATGAAAAACAGAAGAAGATTGATATAGCAAAGCATATTGATGATGCGAATGAGATGGAGTTATGGGCTGCGTCCGCTTATGTCATAGATACCAATCCTGTCTTGTTTTACAAGGCAACACACGTTATTGACGAGGGTATGTCAGAGCGTTCTTTGCTTATGAAAGCCAAGCAATGGGTTAATTCTCCAAGGATAACCCAGATTGTCAATTATGCCAAATCTTCCATGCTTGCTTCCGATTATGTGACACCATCCATGAGGCGTGTATTGGAAGGTGAGAATAAGGAAAAGACAAAGACTTTGATAAACAAGGATAACCTTGAATTTGAAGATGCGATAAGCCTTATAGAAAGTTTCCTAAAGCGTTCTGATATAGACACTGCTGATTTTAAGGATGTGAAAGGTGCGCTTGATATGCTTGCAAAGTTCAAAGGATGGCTTTCTGACGATGATGCTAGTGAGGATTTCTATGACAAGACCACCATAGCGTTTTTCCCATACGATTGCGACAAGTGTGTACGTGCCAAGGCAGGGTTATGCAACAAGTGTGTATATCATCGTGAATCAACAGGTGATCTTAGTGATGATGAACGTAAATGGATAAAGGAAAACGATACATGGAAAGGGTAGTCTATGTCGGTAAGGAAAACTACTAATTTAACGGTAAGAAATAAAGAAAGGGAAAGGCGTGTAAGGGAAATAGAGGAAGAGGGAGTATTTGATTATTACCATAAATTTACTCCTGTCCAGTTGTACAAGTACCTTTCACCTCTATGTAGTATTGATGCGTTACGGGTATTACGTTTGTGCGTATTATCCGCACAGAGGGGAGATAATATGATAACGTTGAAGTTTATAAGGAGGCAACTGAAATATAAGCCTAGGCGTTCTGTTTTTGATTCATTGATAAATGCCGGATTGATAATAGAACCAGTCCCTAATGTTTTTTCCTGTACGGTGAAGGTGAACGAGTATTCTCATATATTGAGCATGATGCGTATTGATGATAATGCTCCCGATGTCGTAGATGTGGATGATTTAAATTGTTACAAAGTTGTAGCAGAGGATAATATTAGTTACCGTGTCGTTAGCAAACGGGGGAGTGTTATAAAGAGTTTCACTGACAAGAGTGAAGCAAGTGATTATCTTGACGAACTGTATTTCCCTAAAGGTGAAGATGGTGACGTGGAAGCATTGTCGAAAGAGGAAGAGGAAGAATTAACCATTTAGTTAACTATTTTTAGTATTGTTTTCTGTGTTAGTTTATTTTTTAATATTACTTTTGTCGCATGAGATATTGCTATGATAAAGAACGGTATGATTATCTTGTCAACGAGATTTTTAAATGTGGCAAGATACTTAAAGAGAACACAACTAACGGTAAGGAAGTTAGTTGGAAGGTTTTCTGGATAAGAGTGGACGCTCACAAAAGAAGGCTGTCCGCAATGAGAGAATTGGATAAAATAAAAGAGGAAAAATATAAAAAATAAAAAAATGGATTTAGTATTAAATTGTAAAGTAAAGAAAGTAGGTCAGTTACAGACTGGTACAAGTAAGGCAGGTAATCCTTGGCAGAAGAGAAATTATCTCGTTGAGGAAATTGGTTCCATGTATTCCAAAGAGGTGTATTTCTATGTAATGGGAAACCTGTGTGATCTTCAATTGAAAGAGGGTGATACTATTACTGCCCATCTTGAAATCAGAGCAAGAGAATACCAGGGTAAATATTACAATGAAGTTGGGTGCTTTAAGATAGATATGCCGCAACCAGCACAAGCACCATCACCTGCACCTGTTCAGCCTGAAAGACGGGATGATTTGCCCTTTTAGTATTGCAATGCTATCCGAAATGTGTGGTTTTTGCCTGTATTGATTAAATTCTTGTTTTTGTTTGCGGATGGAGGTTTATCTTTTTTGCCATATTTCGGGTTTTCCTCCATCCGATTTTATTTATAGTTTAGAATGAAACGAATAAAGAGTGAATATCCTTTAGCTGATATATTTAATTTTGTGTTGGGTAAGTTATCCGTTTTGGAATCTATTTCTAAGCCTGTAACTTTCTCTTCCCGTGATAATGCTTTACCTGCATTGTATTATGATGTTGTTTTGTATGGAAAATATATTAATGATACAATGTCTAAACTTACAGGATGGATTGATGTTATCAATGAATACAAGTCTGTTGGCTATGATCATTCTAGGTTTGTTGAAATAAAGACAAACGAGTATAAAGAAACATGGCCTTTTGATTCGGAAGATGATATCCCATATTTTTCTTTTAAAAGTTGTTTGGTGTGTGAAGATTATAGGGATATCGTATTGGATTGCTCTGATGATGATATTACAAGCATGATGAGTGCAGTTAGTCTTTTTAGTAGTTTTGATATCTGTGAGTTCTTCAAAATTCCTTCATACAAAATTGAGGAAGATGGAACTATACATGAAAGAACTTTTGCAGACAAGGAGATGGATAAGGCTTCAAATAGTGTGATGATTGATGATGTTCGTTCTACTATGATTCATGTTAACAGGAAGATTCATTCTTTGGTTGACTACATAAAAAGCATTGACGAGGATAAATTTGATGAGAGCGTTGTGACAAAGATAGAAAGGGATGTATTTGAAATACTTTATTTGAAATTCGGAAACAATTAAATCATAATATTAATTATCTTTGTGGTGATTTTGGCACCGTTGAAGATCCTTAAAACAACATTTGTCTTATGGACTGTTGTTTGTATTTTAATTCTTTTCATAATTTAAAAGGGATAGGGGTGGTATAGTCCTTTCCATTTATGCTATTCCACCCCTTATTTACTAAACGTATGAGAAAAAAAGAGCTTCTTAAAAAGTTGAGAGAGTATCAGTCTTGGCGGAAAGGTGCTGATATCCCTATGATGTCACCATCCGAAGTAACTAGGATGATTGATTCCGCAATAACAGTGATAGAAAAGTCTGATACAAGCAAGGCGAATGCTGTGCTGCTCAAAAAAGAAGTGATAGACAAACTTCACATCACTGTTGGTGCTATAATTTTGGACGGATATGACGAGTTTGATTCCTGTGTAAAATATGTTAATGATTTAATACGTGAGTTAGATGAAGATTAATTTGTTTGTAAACGGAAATTTGGTGTGCGACCGAAGCGAAGCGAGGGAGCACAGGGGCAGTCTAGCTGCACAGGGGCAGTCTAGCTGCACAGGGGCAGTCTAGCTGCACAGGGGCAGTCGAAGTTATAACACTATGTGGTGAGGAGCTTCCTAGTGATTATGACATTTCTGATGCTGTTATAATTGATGGCGATATTCATTGTCGTAGTATCAGTTGTAATGGCGTTGTTGTTTGTAAAGGTTCTTATACCGTTATAGAGGAAGGGGGTGATTATGGGTCACTCTAACGGTAAAATCACCGCACCTGTCGGATTGGATAGTGATGTATATCCTACCCTTGGTATCGGTCCTACTAGTGATGGTTATGATTTAGGGTATGCTTGTCTTAGCGAAAAAATTAATATGTGGAGTTATATAAAACCCAAAGAAGCGTCTAGCCCTTCATTTGACAATGCTAGTTTACCTGGTATAATTTATGATTCTGTAAATAAGAAATTAGTATATGATAGACCTAAAACATGGGCCAGGCTTACTGATTTTGATGGATACGATCATGGGGCTAAACCTCTTACAATAGATAAAGATATTCTAACTAATCCTGTAGATGCTACAAAAACAACGTTTGTACTTACAATTTCACCATATTGGGCTGATTCTAGGTATAATTGGGGTAAAATACTTGGGGGATTTACTTGGTCTAATATGAAGATAAAGGTGGAAGTATATAATCAATTAAAGAAGTTGGTGGATTCTGGAGTTTTCGTTGTAAGTAGTATTGATAGTACAGGAAAAATTTCAATTACCCTTAATCGCAATAATCTCATATCTATGGGGGATACATATATTTATATTAAGGGTTATTTTTGTGATTACAGTGGAAATGTATTATGCTTAATCCCTACTACATCTGACGGATTTATTCGTAAGCCTATAGTGGTTACACAAAGTCTTTCTATTACACTTGGAGATACAACAGCCAACGCTTCTGGATTCTCTGTTTACGGACAGTTGACAAATGGCTCTACTTCTTCTAAATGCAGATTGAACATTACAAATAACACTTCTAGTGATTACGTTGCTTCATCCGGCAGACCATACGCTAGATATAGATGGAGGGCGAAAGATGGATCTTATACAGGTCAATGGTCAGGTAATATATTGATGCCTTCGTGCACAAATATTCCTAAATCATTTACTCGTAATGATGTGGTTGATGCTGGAAATCCCCCGTCTTATGGCAATGTTACTCAATGGTATGTTGATTATCAAGTTATTATGTATTAAACACCGGATATAATATACACAAGCAATGGGCATGGAACGGCAGCTTAGGTCTGTCTGTGTGTATTCTGTATTGCTCATCAATGCAGAACTGACATGGGTTCTTAGATGTTACTGCTGTTCTCCATCCCTTGAAATTTGGAATGTTTTTCCATGAGTTGTAATTTGCTTCATTGAAAATACCTAAAATCATCTGCTGTTCTATAACATACAACTGGCTTATACCGTTTGTAGCATATCCTCTACCATAGTGTTTCTGTTTGCTTGGCGGAATAAATGATACGTTGTATGGTGATGATATGTTATTCCATATCTTTTTTTGAACCTCATCTGTTATTTTCTCTATATTGTTCGTTTTTATGGACAGTAATGTATTGGCAAGATACACTTCAACAACAGCTCGGAATCTGTTTGTATTTGTGTTTATTCTCTGCTTTGTCGTTTCTCCACCGTATGTTCTTTCCATATATTCCTTAATGCCGTTGTCCGTCATTGAAATATACTCCCATCCAAGATCATCGTTTAGTTCTAGTGACAGTTTATTGCTTTCCAGTACATATTGGTATATGTCGTTATATATATCCTCACGGAACTTTTTGGTCAGTTCCATCACTTTTTCTTTTTGGATATCCGATAGTTTTGATATTGACTTGAACGATTTAGCCCCTGCCAAAAGGAATATGGCTAGAAGGTCTTTAGAGAACTTCTCCGCACGTTCTTTGGTTGACGATTTGATACCGTTCGCAAGTCTTTTTACTTGGAAGTAATAGTCTGCAATCTTAGATATTTCTTCTTTGTTGATCATTGGCTTCTACTCTTTCTGTTATACCGTTTGCTACCATGTTTATCATCAAACTCTTGAAATCGCTTTGACTGTACACCTTTTGTCCAATTGATGCTAGAGTTTGAAAGATTACAATTTGATTCTCATACAAAACCTTTTGGTTCTGTATGATAGCGTCAAGTTTCGATAATATTTCTCTTTCGTTGTCCATAGTGCAAAGGTATGTATTAGACTTCAATTTACCATACAAATTGTTTTATTTCATTGGGTGTCATTGTATGTTTATATGTAATGTAACAAAAAAAAGGCAACAGTAAAGATTCACATCTGTCTGCTGCCAAAGTAAAAACATCGTAATGGTTTCATTTAGATAGTGCAAAGTAACAGAAAATATGGTATGGTATTAATGTACATTTTCACACACATTTTAGAACGTTAATCCGTTCGGGGCGATACCAACGCCCACTATCGGCTATCATAAATGAATTACCGAATACTTTATAATGGTGTTCATTTGTTCCTTAATGCCCATCTAAATATCAACTAGCCTAATTATTACATTGCAAATATAATACTTTTTTGTATATTTGCAATGTATAACTAAACAAAATATCATGGAACTATTAGTAGAAAGAAAATGGTGTAAGCCTGATTATACTATAGGACGTTTGTATATTGATGGTGAGTTTTTCAGTAATACGCTTGAAGATCGAATCGTTGACGTGAATAAGAACGGAGTGTTTGATGGAAACGAGAAGAAGGTTTATGGAGAATCTGCCATACCTTATGGAAGATACCAGGTTATATACAACTGGTCACCAAAATTCGGACGTAATATGCCAAGACTATTGAATGTGCCTCATTTTGAGGGTATTCTTTTTCACTCTGGGAATACAGCAAAGGATTCTGCCGGGTGTATCCTTGTAGGTAACAATACATCAAAAGGCAGACTTACCGAATCACGCTATACTTCTGACAAGTTGAACAAATTGATTGACGATGCGATAAAGCGTGGCGAACAGGTTTGGGTTACGATAAAGTAGTGTGTCGTCTCATCAACCATGTGTTGAAGGAGTTACGGGAGCGATGTTTTTGTCGCTCCTTGCTTTTATAAAATGGAGATATGAAAGAATTAACCAGTTTAGATTACTGTAAATTGATAGCGTGGCTTATATATCATAAGTATAATGTCATTTTGAATAAAATCCAGATGCAAAATATTTTATTCATATGCTATGAACAATATTTAGTTAGTCATAATTCCCCATTGTTTAATGATGATGTTCCTAAAGAATGTCTTTTTGGTCATGTTTTCCCTAGATCTTATAAAAGATATTCATATAGAGTTATAGAAGAACTAACTGTATCAGAAAAAGAACGTTTTTTGAAAGATAAAGATACGCTTAGAATGATTACAAGAGTAGTTGAGTATTATCATGATTGTTTTTTCCCGTTGTTAATTCCTTCTGAAAAAGAAAATATGCTATGGAAACTTTCTAATTTCTTCTGTAAATTGAACAAAGAGGGTTGGGATGGTTGCAATACTTTTCCCATAGAACGAGATTCATACTTAAATGCCCGTAAAATAGTAATAAATACTCCTGATTCAATCCTTCGGTTGTGGAATGTGTTTCCATCACCTAACGGCACTATTTCCTTTGAGTTCAAAGAACGAAAGATTGCGACAATGAGTGTCGGAAACAAAGACTTCTCGTATGTTGCCATGAAAGAATCAGGGGATTGTATAATGGAACATAGGGATTTTAATATAGATAAAGCGGTTGATGCTCTCATTGTTATGAGCAACCTATTTGGCTATTTTACTTAGACTTTTAATGTTGTACAATTATTTCGTTTCATTTCCATACTTAGCGCAAAAATACACCTGTATTACTTTTTCGTCTATGTATTGATAAACTGTGGTTACATCCCACGGACCATTTTCAATATGCGTTCTTTTGTTTAAGGTAAACGGGTTCACTTTCGCTAATGGGATAAATCTGTCTAAGAAGTCACATAGTTCTTTATCTTTTTCTATTTTTACAATATCATCATTAGTTTCTCCCGAAATGGATGTTATAGGACCTGCTCCATATTTTTTGAAACAATCATACGTATTTTTTTCTACTGGACCCCATTGCCATGCCAAAAATGAATCTTTGATTAATGGTTCATGCCTTATTGCATAAGAAAATCCATGAGCAAAGTAAATCATGTTCAGAATAGACATATTTGTCACGGGTATGTTTTGCTCTATGCACTTTTTTACGAAATAGTCTGCAATAGATAATCCTTTGTATTTTTGGTGGTATTCCATAGCTGTTTTTCCAAATTAAATGATATAAATTTTGATACAATTAATACCATAACGATTTGTAATGGTGTTCACTTGTTCCTTAATACCCTTTTTAATTATGGCGAAATCGCCATAATTAAAAAGGGTAGGTATTAGGCAAGGGTATTACTTCCGTAACACCCTTGTTTTTCACATTAATCCAAGCGCCATTCCTACTGCTCCCCAGAATACATCTCTCCATTCGGGCACTCCTTGTCTAAGCCACTTATCGTATATTATTTCTTTTCCCACAAGAATAAACAAGGTTAGTGCTATTGCTGTCCATGCGGAGAAAAACCATTGCGCCATGCTTACTACAAGTATTCCTGCAATGAGGTGCTCCATTCCGTCAACTCTCAAATTGTTAAGGCAAATATAGTCTAATGCCCTTCTTATTTTTCTTAGTAAGTTTGTAAATTTTCCCATAGTTTAGCTGTTATCGTTGTTATCGTTGTTATCGTTGTTTTCATTGTTTTCTTCTATCACCCTAGCTTCCATATCGTTTAATCTTCTGTCTTGTTCGTCCATTCTATCATCTTCATTATTTGCAGCGAAATCGCATTCCTCTCTTGCTGTCTGCAATGATATTATTCGGGCGTTTACAAGCTGAACGATTGTGTTGTTCCATTCAGAGAAATCTATGTACGAGTATGGCTCTATGGTAGCGTTTATTCTTAGAGCGTTATAACCTGTTGCGTCACCTTCCATTACTCCTACATAGTATTTGAATATATTGGCCATGTCATTTATGGCTGTATTCATCATTTGTGCATCACTTCTCGCCCATTCCATTTCCGGCTCGTAATACATTGCCGTTGTTCCAGTAGGTCTGTCACCTGATGATGATTGCATTGGCGGAACAACACCGCTTCCGTCAAGTATCCCGTTGTATATGTTATCTATTTCGGTGAACAGTGAGTTTGAAGCGTCCATCTTACCCATGAACTGTGCATCATCTTCTGCTCCTACACGTAAAATGGAAGTTCCTCCCAATCCGTTTCTTTGAATGTTTATTCTTCCGTTAGTCTTGATAAGTAGCATTTGGAATGCCTGTCGTGTGTTGTATTCTCCTATCATTGACATTAAGAACTCGAAATCGTCTATCAAGTCCTGTACTGCCCCCCAAAATGGAAGTTCAAGCCGTAGATATACCACAGGTATAAATCCAAGGTTATGGAATTGATGCAGTTGTATGATATTTCCGTTTTCGTCAATATCCGTTGCTATATCTCCGTTGGAATCAAGCGTGTAAAACTCATCTTTAGTCCATACATCGACAAGTGTGTCTGTATGTTCTTCTCCGTCAGCCGATATGTATGTGGTTGTATATTCCCTTGCGAAAGCTATTCTTTCCCCTCTTCTGTTTTTATGTTCATACAGTATATCTCCTTTTGAGTAGCTGAAAGACCTGTATTTTATCTCGTCCTTATCCTTATATATATATATGGCAGCATCTCCTACCTTTCCGGCTTCGCTTATAAGTTCAAACTTGGCTGTTTCCATGAGAGAATCAGTCCAGTATTCCTTGTATGTTGTCAGCTTATCCCTGTTCTGCTGGTTTGACGCGCTTTTCTTTATCTGAAATTTAAGAGGATTGGTACACAGGTGTGATACCCTTTTCTTGTGTATCATCCTTTGAAGAGGAAATGCTCGTCTTTGCAGTACATAGGGAGTTGATGCCAATTTCTTTTTTCTTTTCTGATCACCTACATTCGCGCTTTCATCATCCGATGATGTGGCATCCTCGTCTGACGGGATACTGTCTTTCCAGTCGGGTCTGTTGTGTATATAATGCCCTGATGTATCCCATTGCGCTAGGAAATCATCTTGTGACATATATTTGTATATCAAAGTGGAGCGTCTTGGCTTTTTCTTTGTTCCTCCACCTCTCCCATCGTCACATCTTGACGGAAGTGCCACTTTGAACGGTTCTTTTCGTAATAAAACGTCTAATTTTAAAATTTCCATAGGTAATTATAAATATTTTAATTCATCCATTATATCGTTAGGTATGTCAATCATTACATCGCATATATCAAAATATGTCCTGTATAAAAATGTTCCTTCTATCAAGTCGGGTGAGCATCCTACAATCTTTTTTGCTTCCTGCTTTTTCAGAAGTCTTAGTTTCCCGTTTTCCCTTTCCACGTCACGTCTTATTGCTCTTCTCTGGTCCATCAACGCTTCCCGTATTGTTTTGTTTACATACGGTTTGTCGAGAAGTTCCGGGTTTATACTGAATCCGCAATATCCTAGGTTTGTTCCTTTTATACGTGTTACCATTTCATCGGCAAGCTGTGCCCTTAGATCGAAATAGAATCTTACAGGTTGATCATCCTTGCTTTTGTCTAGTCTTTTCGGAACACCTCTAAGTATTGCCAGGCTTTCGGGAAATGCGTCACGGAATGTAGGTGCTCCAAGACCGTCAAATGCCAGTCTGTTTTCACCGATTCCCCATTTCCGTAGATTGTTTCTTACCCATCGGTTCAAATCCCTAGGCTTTAATGTGTTTGACCATTCAAGGTCTTGTAAGTGGTGTCCTATGAAGTGCCCCATTACACAAACGTCACCAAGACCGTATGCTATATCTAGTGTCGCACATTCAAAGTAATCGTCAAATACGGGCTGTGATGAGAACATTTCCTCCATTTCGTCACGGGTTATCCACTCGTTTCCCCCTTTTATCAGCTTCCATGAACCTAATGCGTTTATGGATACTTCCTGTGCTGTTCCTCCAAGGTTTTTCTGATAGTCGGGATTGGAAGCCATAAGTATCTTGTTATCTTCCAGCCCGGAAGCTATAAAGGTTATGCTCTTGATGTATCTTTTACAGTTTGTTTCGTCAATTTTGGTATTTTTACCGAATCTTGCGATGATATAATCTTTTGCCTGAGCAAATACTTCTTGTGGGCTGTCACCCCATGCTGTTTCATGTATAGTATCTCCATATTGAAAGAAATATCTTACTTTACCTGAACGTTCTGGTATAGCTATCCCATCATCATCTACCCACCATGATACCAATTCTCTCCAATAGTCACTATACGGGTTTGGATTACAAGCTCCTGAGAAACTTGTCCTAAGTCCAGAGGAGGAACGCAATACTGTTTGAAGATAGTTTACAATCGGTTCTGTAGCCTGTGAGCATTCGTCTACAACTACTTTAACAACATTACCTCCTTGTTGTCTATCTTTAAAATCATTTATACCCTTTTCTCCTGATATGCATGCATCTCCGAAATAATCGTATCGTATTTCTCCACCTGCATCCAATCTTGAAAGACGTTTAGAGTCTATATATTCTCCATAAGGTTCAACCATTTTTGAAACCACTTTCAAGATACCATCCGCTTTTTCTGCGGATGTCTTGTCTTTACGGAAAACAAGTGCGGAAAATGACGGGTGGTTGCATGAACTCAGTATATCCATCCCAAGGCATACGGATTTTCCTCCCCCACGATTCCCGTGAAGTATCTTTATCCCTGCCCTGTTTCTTAGAAATGCCTCCTGTGAACCTTTCTGTGGGGCAAGCATATTTACCTTGTATCCCTTGCTTCTTCTGTCCTCTATATATCTTTGGACGAAATCAAGGCTTTTATATGGTATGATTCCCCTTTTGCCATATCGTTTCAGCGATTTGACAACATCCTTAGTCTTTAATCCTCGGTATTTTAAATCAATTTCTTCCATTGCAGTATAATGATTTGCAAATATAATATTTTTTTAAATATTTTTTTGCTTATACACATTTTTTAACTACATTTGCATCGGTAAGAGGTACTTACTGTGCGCAAAGGTCTTGTGCATGAATCACATAAAAAATAAATAGTATATGGATGAAAATGTAAAAGTCATTTTTGAAGGTATCAAGAATGCGTTGGGAGAAAGTATCTCCGTTATTACAGATCGTACAATCGAACAGACAATTAATGAGTTCTCAGCGTTCGCACCGCAGGAAAATGCGGAAAAGTTCTGGAATGAAAGTGTTGTGAATCATTTAAAGAACACAGTGGCAGGTCAGGTAAGAGCGTTTGCGTCTGATAAGCGCAAAGAGTGGGATACAATCAAGGAACAGGAAATATCCAACTTGAAAAAGGAATGGGAAAAATCACATCCTGCACCACGACCTACACCAGCACCTCAGCCACAACCGACACCAACACCAACACCAACACCAGCACCCGAACCAAAACCGTTTGAGTTGCCCGATGATGTTAAGGCTAAACTTGAAGAGTTTGAAAAGTTCAAGAAAGAGTTTGAAGCTAAAGAGCAGGAGGAAAAGCAGAAGCAGATTGTAACTGAAAAGCGCAAGAAGCTGTCTGATTTGATTAAACGCCCAGAAGCAGGTATGCCTAACGAGTTGTTGCGCAACATCATTTTTGAGAACATTCAGATTTCGCCCGAAGAGGAAGATACAAGCATTCTTCTGAAAATACAGGGAAAGTACAATGAAACGTGTACTAAATACACAAAGGATGGCATTAATCCTTTCATCTCTGACAAGGGTGGTTCTAGCGATGTAAAGTCATTCATAGATAGAAAGAGAGAAGAAGATAAGGCTAACAAGGAAAACAACATTGTCAGCCGATATTACAGTAAAATTAACAAATAGTTTTTTTAATTATGAAAGCAGGAGTTCTTGCAACAAGTTATAGTAAGATTGGTGGCGCAAGACATATCTTTTCTAATGATACGTCTTTGCACGTACTGTTGGTAGGATGTAACGTTTCAGTAGAACGTATGCCTACAGTTGGGAACAAACTTCCGGCTGGTACCATGATTAAATGTGATTCCTCAAAGCAGAATGGCGGTGACATTCACTATTCATTCAGAATGTACGAGAAATCGGATTCTGGTGCTACGGTAAAAGTTGAAAAAATCATGGGTAATACAGTTGCCAAGGTTGGCATGGTTGTCGGTAAAGCACCTACTACTGCCGCAGGTACTACAACTGGTTATACCATTAACGCTATTGATTCGTCTCATGACGAATATGACATCCTTAGATTGTCCGCGGATGCAGGTAAATTGGAATTGACCGATATTTTGGTTGAAGTTACACAGGCTGGTGATAGCGCAAAATTCAAGGTTATTCCTAATGCTATCCTGCCTTATGATGTTGACACCATTCCCGGTGCCACTCTCTATCCTTTCAACGGTGCATGGATGGTGACAAGTGAGATTTTGGAAAAACGCATTCCGCCCGTAGCTTCGGCAATCAAAAAGGCGATGAAGGATGATGAATCATATCCTTGCGTTTTCCGTTACACATTGTATAACTAATTAAATTTTTTCGTTTTATGCAAAGATCGACATTTAGTTTCTATGATTGGCATTTCTCTGGGGAGATGCAGGAACTTATGGATTATGCCAATCAGAAATTTGATAACGAAAACTGGAGAAGCTACGGAGATTGGGATGTTCCTCAGATGAGTAAATCATGGAATGTCATGGTTGACGAATACACACAGGCTACCCGTCCTGTAATGCTGGCTCCTTTGGCTGAAAAGCCTATTATGGACACTACTGGATTTGAATGGTATTCGGGCCGTATTCCGAAGATGGGTCACGCCATTCAGTTTATGGAAACCGATATTCAGGAGTTCTATGAACTTGACATTCCGCAAGGTGCATTGCTTGACAAGATCCGTGAGAAGTGGTTCACAAAGATGGAAGCGTGTATCCAAGGCTTCCATACCGAGTTGAACTGTATGACTTATCAGGCTCTTTCTACAGGTATGCTTAACTATACAGCCAGTGGTACTAACTCAATTCCTGTTCAGATCGACTATCGTGTTCCTGCAAAACATAAGTTGAAAGCGTTAAAACAGAAATGGTTTAGCGATACAGACTGGACACCGAACGAGAACGCTGATCCTATTAAAGACCTTCAAAGAATGTGCAAGATTGCCGACAATGACAGTGTGCCATACGATCATTTTGAAATGTCAAAGGATTTGTATGATAATTTCTTGATGCACCCGAAAGTGACAGCAGCAGTACAGGCACGTCTTGTTCCTGCCGCAGCATCTACTACAATCTATCCTATGAACAATCAGGAAATTGTTGATGTGCTGATGAAGGTATTCTCTATTCCTGTAATTATTCCTGTTGATGAGAAATCAAAATGGAACAAACTCGGTGTGATTGAGGAAGCCAAACCGTCTTTTGAGAAAAACACTGTTGTTCTTGTTCAGAGCGGTCAGTTCTTCCGTATCAAGAACTCACCGTCAATGTATTTGCAGGATACCAACCCGGCTGTACAGATTTCCTCTTTGGAAGGCGGACGTATCGCATTTTTGCATCAGTATTCTTCTGAACCGTATGCAGAAAAGAGTTCAGGTGAATTGTGGGCGTGTCCTGTGATGAAGAATCCTAACAACCTTATCATCATGAAGGTTGACGAACAGTCAAATACAGGATTGTAAAAAGTTGAACCATGAAAGTCATTATTGATATAAATGGAGAAGGCACAGCAAAGGGCGCAGGGGAGTATTTCATTGGAGATACTCTCACGCTCCAAGCTATTCCCGAAGAAAGTGTGGAGTTCGGATATTGGCTTATTGCTGACAATGAAACATTGAAGCCGGAAGATAGGCTGAAAGTTTCAGATAATCCGTACACTATTCAGGTTACACCTCAGATAACAGCAAAGGGTAACATGAAGGTGGAAGCATATTTTTATATGTCTATGCGTGAATATCTGAAAGCACAGATTGACTATGAGTTGAAAAACACATCGTATATCAGTGTTGCCCAGAAATGGGGATTCCGTTTGTCTGATGACAGCCGTGAAACGTCTGAAATGAAGAAGGATCTGGCTTATGCCGATTTGTTGCTCATTGTTTGTACTGCTCCTTCAACCATACAGGGAAAGACGAAAAAGGCAGGTAATTGGTCAATTACTGACACAAGCAAGACTATTTCTATCAATGACAAGAAAAGATTGGAGCAACGCGCAAAGGATTTATACGCCAAATGGGGTTTGAATTTGGATGTTGGAACAGATGTTGAAATAACTAGATTAAGATGGTAGTATGGGAAAGAGTATTTTAGGTGAGGATATGTTTCCTGATATGGTTAGAATTTACCAGAACAAGAACAGTTCGGATAAATATCAGACTACCCCATATTGGGAGATGATATACGAAGGAAGGGCAAACATACAGGAAAAGGACACAGGTTCGGAAACGAATGATGTTGACAAATCCGAATATGCCGCCTACCTAGAAGATAACGATGTAACCATACCTTCCGGGTGTCTGTTGGATTGGCAGAATTTCAACCATCCGTTTTCGGACAACAGCAATAGTTGGCGTGAGATAAAGAAACCTCCATTTAACAATATGGAATTTGGTACGGTGATATACTTTAACCAAATAGAAAACTAGAATACTATGACAATCAATTGGACGGAAATAATACTTGCTTTGTTGGGTACAAATGGCATAACCCTTCTAACTTCAATGTTAATGTTTAAGCAGAAGAAGGAAAAGATGGAAACTGAAATTGATTCTTCTACCTTGGACAATCTTGAAAAGGGGTTTGCTATTCAGGGTGCTCAGTTGAAGAAGGCGCAAGAGGAAATTTTTAGTTATCAGCAATCTCTCCACGATGCTTATCAGAAGATACAGGAGCTTTACAATGAACTGAATGATATTAAAACAGAACTGAAATGCGCTAAAGATGATCGAGATTTGCTAAAAAAGCAGATTGAGAAACTGAGTAAACCAGTAACAAGAAAAACAAGTACAAAAAATGCAGGCAAATAACAACGATAAAGTATTGAAAGAGTTTGGTAGTAATGTCCAGCTTGCCTTGGATGCTTCTATCATGCAGTTCATGGAAGATATCGCCACGAATATCATGGATGATATAAAAGACTTGGAGGGCTTTACCAACCAAACTTTCAATCTTGAAGATAGTTATGGATGTGGCATTTACAAAGATGGGGTCCTAAAGAAGATTGTGTGGGCAAATGCAACGAAAGTTGCAAATGAGCCTAGGAAACGTAACAATGTCGAGTATTGGGGGCGTGAACTTGCCGAAGATTTCTTCAACAGTTATAAATCCGATGGTTCTGAAAAATATGAACTGGTTGTCGCTGCTGTCATGTATTATGCCAAGTATGTTGAGAACTATCACCTGTTGAACGTTCTTTCAGATTCTTGGATTAAGACAAAGACAGATTTAAAAGGGGGTAAATATACTGTGGTTTTTAAGAAAATTGCAGCTAATATGTTAAACAAATATTTTAAGTGAAGTTATGGGCTACTTTAATCCTTCAACAATAAATACCACCTTGTACAATATTGTATTGGACAAGAAGATTGCTGACGATGTATATAAGGTGCAGCGTCCTGCAAGTGTTGATGATAAGGTAACTAGTTTTATTGTCGTAAACAACAATACAAGAATTGTCAGCAATACCGAGAGCGGCCCTTACGGTCACTTCGGGAAAGGCGAAACAATGGCTACGGTTACTCTGTTTGTAAGGGCATTGCCCGGGAACGTATATCCGTCTGTCATGGATGCGTTGAGTGAGAAAATGGTAGAACTGTTCCCGCAAAAGACTGTGCAGCTTCATTTCGAGATATTTAATGTTTTACCACCAATGTTTGACGGGGTTGGGTTCTATTATATGTCCGTCCTGTTGAATGTTGATATTTCAAAGGATTAGCTGCATGAAAAACGTGAGAAAAAACAGTGGAGGCGCATCGGTAGATACGCTCTCAACAATTAACAATAACTTTTTAAATACAGAAAATAGAATGGCACGAGTAAATTTAGACACCAGCCCTGCTTACTTGAACGGGCAGTCGGCTGCTTTGACATTTGATGCGATTGAGATTACCGATGAAACTCAATATTCAAGTTTTAAGAATCCGAAGATTCTTCCCAATATTGAATCTGGTACTACGGAATCCGCTGGTACTGACGCTGACACTTCTGAAACAAAGAACGAGCAGGGTGCTACCGTATTCCAGAATATCACACCGGGTACTATGGCATTTACCTTTACAGGTATGTCCACTTCAAAAGCCGCTTTCGCTTTCTTTACGCAAGGAAATGAAGCAAATGCTGAGTTGGAATTAAGTAGTTTAACTGATACTGTTGATGCTTTCGGTAAGGGAACTTCTCAGAAACTGAAAGCGTTTGGTGCAAGCTCATTCAAGCAGTTTGTACGTCCTATCGGTATTATCAACGGTACTGGTGACCGTATGATCTTCTTCCCGAAGGCATCATGGGCTGTCAGCTTCACAGGTGCTCCAAGTAACGCTGGATATCTTGGATTCTCCGTTACTGTGACAGCATTGGAAGTTAACACTCAGTATTTGAAAACCATGATGGTTCTCGAACTTGACAATTCGGGAGTGGGTGCTTGATGTAGACGGGTGATGAATTATTAGCCGGGCGTTTTCGTCCGGCTTTTATTGTTTTTTAACTGATTGTGTTTGATTTTTATTAACCTTTGTTGTATTTTTGCTGTAAAGATTAACACCATGACAGATAAAGAATTGTCTGATAAATTAAAGCTAAAAGCTATAAGCCTTGGACTGTGTGAGGAATGGACAAATGGATGGGGAAACCCGGACAAATATGAATTATGCGAGAAATATATCAGAGGCATTGACTTCTGCCTATTTAACAGGTTCCCGTCAAATGAAATAATCAAGAAGGAGTTTGCTGGTGTTAGGGAGAAGTTTAATATCTTTGTTGATGATACCAATCTTTTCATAAGCAATCCTAAATGGTCTATTTTTAATGGTTCGTGTGATTGTGTTGTCACATTCAACGATTTCGGTATAGGAGAAATGTATGTCAAGGATAATAGCCATGTTAGCCTTGTTGCGCTTGACAACAGCATAGTACACGTTTCTTTGATTGACGATGCCAAACTTGATATTGTATCGTCTAAATATACCAAGGTGTTCGTTTATACAAATACGCCAAAGAACATATCGAAGGTAGATGTGAAAGGAAAATTAATGATTAAACCGTTCAAGTTAGTTTAAAAATGGGAATATTCAACTGGAAACAACCTGACTTAGATGATCAGATAAAGATGCAGAAGTTTGCCACTCATAAATACAAAGAGGTTATGGTTGGCAATAAGAAATTCAAGGTGCGTGGTCTTAGACTGGGTGCATATGACTATATTGTGGATAAGCTGCTGATACGTGATATTATCAATCCAGATACAGCAAAAAAGGAAATGATTGCAATTATGAAAAATGACGCATCTATTCCGTACAAAGTTGCAGCGGCAGGAGTATTGAATAACTATTGGTTTTTTGAGATAATTCCTTTTGCAAGACGTATATACGCTTGGTGGTTAAGCAGGCACTATGACCATAAGGAACTAACTCCGTTGATAGAAGCCATCGTGGAGGGGGCTAATGTAAGTGATTTTTTTACAAATACAATCCGTTTAGCGTTCTTGATAGATACGACAGCGACATTAAGCAAGAAGGATGCCATGAAATTATCTCTCGATGCAAAATCGGCTCACGAGGATCTATCCAAAAAGATTTCCCCCAATTCAGAGGAGATTTAAGACTATTCGGAGGATTGATGATAATCAAGGACTGGGCTTTGCTATGGAAATATTCATGGAGTTATATACAGGCAGTAATAATGGACCAACCTAAACTTGATTATCATTTTGAAGAGAAAGTTAAGTTGTATAAGGCTTCTCTTACAGAAGATTTATATGAGGAAGCTAACAAGGATGCAAGTGGCTTTATATATAGATTCAAAGAATCTAAACCTAAAGAAGAGCATCCCGATATATTACTAAAAGACATTTTGCGATGATAACAAAATACGATCCTAAAATATATCCCCTTAAACTGTATGTTGCAGTGGGGGATGATCAATGGGGAAAAATATATAGAAAATTCACCAAACATAATCATGACCCGATAGATATATCTAAAGATAAAATTGAGGGCTGTAATGCCATGACTATTTTTGTAAGGGAAAAAAGTACAAACAATTTAGGTGTACTTATTTGGTTATCCAACGATGGTATAGGGGTGAGAACTGTTGCTCATGAATCTTCTCATTATGTTTGTAATGTATTTGGGTATTGTGATATTTCTATGGGATATGAAAATGGGCAGGATGAGCACTTTGCATACCTTTTAGGTTGGTGTGTTGAGTGTGTAATGGATAGTGTTGCGAAATATTTAAAAAAACAATAAACATTAACTACCCACAGTCTAAATACCTGTAGATGTTGATTAGACTAAGCACTTCGGGTGCTACGTTAGGAGAGAATATATAGTTACCAAGGGGTGTTTGCTCAAGCTCCTTGCTCTAAGGTCAGTGATTAAACAATTCTGTGGGGTAGGAACAGTGTTACTGACATATAAAACCTCTCCATAACATTGTCGATGAGCATTTAACGGAGAAATCCGACTTATAGTAAAAATGGTTTACGTAATTAACAAACAAGGACAAGCACTTATGCCAACCGAAAGGTTTGGTAAGGTGAGAAGGCTGTTAAAAAACAGTCTAGCCCATGTTGTGTGCCGTATTCCGTTCACAATTCAATTGGATTATGACACAACAGATTATACACAGCCCGTAAGTTTGGGTGTAGATGCTGGTAGCAAGCATATAGGCATTTCAGCAACAACAAGTGAAAAAGAATTGTATGCAGCAGATGTGGAATTGAGAAACGATATTGTGGATAAGCTATCTACTCGTAGGGAACAAAGAAGAACCCGTAGGAGTAGGCTTCGTTATCGCAAGGCTCGTTTCAATAATAGGGTATCTTCCAAGCGTAAAGGTTGGCTAGCACCATCTGTTGAAAACAAAATTCAAACTCATTTGACTGTTGTTGAGAAGATACATAAGTTCCTACCGATAACTAATATCGTAGTTGAAATAGCTTCCTTTGATATACAGAAGATTAATAATCCAATTATATCCGGCAGTGAATACCAACAAGGAGAACAGCTTGACTTCTTCAATGTGCGTGAGTATGTGCTATTTAGAGATAATCATATTTGCCAACATTGTAAGGGTAAGAGTAAAGATAAAGTTTTGAATGTGCATCACATAGAGAGCAGAAAGGCGGGAGGTGATAGCCCAAACAACTTGATTACCCTTTGCGAAACTTGTCACAAGGCATATCATAGAGGTGAGTTTGAATTAAATGTAAAGCGTGGAAAGTCATTTAGAGATGTCGCCTTTATGGGGATTATGCGATGGAGTTTCTATGATAGACTAAAGAATATCTATCCTAATGTAAGTATGACTTTTGGTTATATCACGAAGAATACCCGTATCACTAACAATCTTCCTAAAGATCATTATGTTGATGCAAGGTGTATCAGTGGTAATCCTACTGCTAAACCTCTTGGATATTATTTCTATCAGAAGAAAGTAAGATGCCAAAACAGACAAATACACAAAGCTAATTTCTTGAAAGGTGGCAGAAAGAAACTCAATCAAGCACCATTCTTGGTAAAAGGTTTTAGGTTGTTTGACTTGGTTGAATACCAAAAAGAGTTGTATTACATCTTTGGAAGAAGAAGTAGTGGTTCCTTTGATATTAGGAAATTGGACGGAACTAAAGTGAATAAAGGTTCTATCAATTGCAAGTATTTGCGGTTGATAGCTACAAGAAAAAGTATATTAACTGAAAAGAGAATGCAAGTAAATTTATGAAGATTAGTTTGTTTGTAAACGGAAATTTGGTGTGCGACCGAAGCGAAGCGAGGGAGCACAGAGGCAGTCTAGCTGCACAGAGGCAGTCTAGCTGCACAGAGGCAGTCTAGCTGCACAGAGGCAGTCTAGCTGCACAGAGGCAGTCTAGCTGCACAGAGGCAGTCTAGCTGCACAGAGGCAGTCTAGCTGCACAGAGGCAGTCGAAGTTATAACGCTATGTGGTGGGGAACTTCCTAGTGATTATGACGTTTCTGATGCTGTTATAATTGATGGCGATATTCATTGTCGTAGTATCAGTTGTAATGGCATTGTTGTTTGTAAAGGTTCTTATACCGTTATAGAGGAAGGGGGGGATTATGGGTCACTCTAACGGTAAAATCACCGCTCCTGTCGGATTGGATAGTGATGTATATCCTACTCTTGGTATCGGTCCTACTAGTGACGGTTATGATTTGGGATATGCGTGTGCAAATACGCATGGGAAAATAAATAAATGGAGTAAATATAAACCTGTTAGGCAACCATACTTAGATTATCGTCCTGATTATTGGAAAGCTAATGATGGTTTATGTGGTCTAAGTGTAGTGGGTACATGTCGCCAGGAACGCTTAATAGCGGATTTCTAAAAGACCTTTTTGATGGTGTAGACTGGGGATATAATGCTCCTACTGGTAGAGATTCAGCGCCTTATCGTGTATTGGATTTCAACGGATATAATCATAATGCTATAGTTCCTTTTGGAGATAACGTTCCATCAGATGTATATTTGGACACATCTAATAATCTAGAAATACAACTTGAACAGACAACAGATACTGATGATAACATTTTGCTATCCTATTTAAGCTATCAAGGAACTCCATTTTCTGAAATGTATGCAGGGGTAGGACTTTTACAAAATACTAGATACATTTTAGTAACATCTGAAAGTATGTTTACTGATTCAGTATCTATAAGGTTATTAAATATAGGTGGTTATGTAGGTAAATGGAAAGTATCTTTTTTCTTGTCATCTAATAAAATAGGAGTAGATGATGAATTAAAACAAGGAATATACATACCTATTCCAGTAACACCAAAAACAATGACTATTCATGCAGCTGGATCTCTATACGTAATAGAAGCATTTGGTACATGGAACTCTTCTAATAACCAAATTACATACAACTTCATTATAACAAATAATAGTGGGTCATCTGTTACTATACGTGGTATAGTTCTTGTGTTAATGAGGACAAGAACAGTTCCAGAAGCTGGAGAAAATGCTGGTTCATTACTTACAGGACTTACTGCACAGGTTCCGGCAAAAGGAACATATAGATCATCTATGTATTCCTTTAATGTTAGTAGAGATTTTTCTTATGATTATTATATTGCAGCAAGAGCCACAGGGGTAAATACCACCTATAATATGGTTGAAGATTACGCTCCATAAATTTTATCAATCCCCAATAAAATAAGTCCGAAAGTTACACGAACTTTCGGGCTATTTTGTAACCTGAAAACAATATGAAACCGATACCTATGTATCCAAGATTGATTAGTATTTTTTGCCATTTAGACAATTCCTTTTCTACCTTTACTTCTACAATTTTCTCCACGGTTATTATCGAATCTTTCGTCACTACCGTTTCTTTTTCCAAGGATGGAATGCTGTCTTGTAGAAAGTCTTTCTTGTTTTTCAAACTATGAAAAAGCCTGCCATCCGACATTATTTTAGCGTCTGATACGGCTAATGATGTTTCCAAGTGTGAACTATCTTCAAATGTTGTATGTTGTATGTGTTCTACTGGAAGAGTTATTATTTTTGATTGCCATACTATTCTTTCCGTTACTGTCGTGTTGTGATCTACTATAGTTGTATTTGTCGAAGATGGAAGTAGCTTGCGTGAACAAGAACACGACAGTAACAAAAAAAATAGCAATATAGAAAACGGCTTATTCATCTACTAAGTTTGTTGCGATAAGCGAGATAAATTCCTCCTTCGGTATTTCCAATGCTTCGGGAGAGTTCCATTTCACTTTAATTGCACCGTCAGTACCAATAAGTTCAATGATTTTAGCGAATCCTTCAAAGGCGAAGTATCTAGGCTTCATATCACATTCCTCTTTCATTTTCTCTTGGTATGCTTCGGAGTATGCCTTGTTCAGCTCTTCTGTTTCCTTGTTGAAATCTTCTTCGGTCTTTCTAATTTCATCTGCTTCTTTCTTTTCCTCTTTTGTTGCATCTTCCTTTCCGTCAATCTCTTTCATGTGATTGATTTTCTGTGCGCGCTCGTCATATCCTTCCTTCTTTATTTCTTTAAGAACCTGTTGCATATCATCATCGAATGCTTTTGCAGCTTTGTCGTAAGCGACACGCATAAGCATGATTTTTGCTTTCAGTTCTGATGGAAGTTCTTTTCCTTCTAGCGATAAGGGAATATTCAAGAGAGTTAATCTCTTTAAAAACATTTCTTGGTTTGTCATTTTTTATTGCTTTTTTTAGATTGAAACTGATGAGATGCCTTTCGTATTGATATATTTTGTCACATCGGTTACGAAAGAGTTGATGATAGTAATGATAGCGATTTGGGTATCCAGTTCAGGGTGGTCATTGTAGTTGATTGCTATACCACTGTTCTGATTGAAATAGAATGTGGCGAGTTGGTTCTCTGATTCAAGCGATTTCACCTCTCCGCCATCAAATGAATCAATTGTTTTACCGTTTGATACATTTACATTCGCGTTCACCTTGTATTGTTTTCCCACATTAGCTTCATTGCTGAATGTTACGCTGGCTGAATTTACGCCAACGAGTGTTACTTTGTTTTCTTCTACAGCCATAGTTAAAAAATTATTTTATTGCAAAGATAACATAATCGTTTTTATCCACAATTTTTAATATGTTAAAAAATACTAATGGATTTTTGTTTGTTGTAAATCATGCTCTTGTGCTTATTTTTGCTATTTTTGCAATAATTAAAAAACAATAACTATGGCTGATGTTGATTTAGGAGCATTAAAGTTTAAGATTGGGCTAGATGATTCCGGTCTTGACAAACAGATAAAGGATATACAGAAGAAGTTGCAGGACACCTTTAACCAGGAGATGTCCTTCAAGCCTATGTTGACCGATATAGGCAAAATGAATGACGAACTTAGCGAAGTTGTAGAAAAGATAAATAAAGCGAATGAAAACGCATCCAAGGTAGGAAAAGGAAAGTCGAACAAGAAAATGGATATACTTGTTCAGATGGAAGAATTGTCAAACAAGATTGTCGAAGCGACAAGAGAGTATGACAAACTGGAAAAGACTTACCGTAACTTAGGAAATGCAGGCGGAGATAAGGGGATGGCTACAAGAAAAGCCAATCTTGAAAGTCAGAAGAAAGCGATAGATGATCTTGTGGCTGAATTGAACAGATTGAAAACGGCATATTCCCTTACTGCTAACAGTGCGCCCAAATTGTCCATTTCCGATGAGAGAGAACTTAATCTTCTACGCCAGCAATACGAGATGGAGATTGCACGGACAAAGGAGATGGATAGACAAGCATCAAAGCAGGAACAGGCGAATAAAAAGATGCAGCAGACCAATCAGAAGTATCTACAATACCTTTCTGGTCAGTCTGGACTTGCCCTTGGTATGCCGGAGGGAAGTGCTGAGGACTTGAACAAGAAAATTGCTGCCATACAAAAACGCCTTGAACTATTGAATAAATTTAAGGTTGATATTCCTTTGAACAGCAATCAGATAACAAAGGCTGACGCTCTTATTCAGAAATTGCAAGGCAGATTGGAGAAGTTGCAATCATCTTTAAGAAAAACATCAACGAATGAATTGTTGAGCATCAATCCTACGTCTATCAATCAGGCTAACAATCTTATTTCTGAATTAACGAACAGGCGTAATGCGCTTAATACGACTGACGCAAACTATAACCGTACCCTTACTCTTCTCAACAGGAAGATACAGGAACACAACAAGTTTGTAAACGAAGCTACATCCTATGGAACAAAGATGCAGCAGACCAATCAGAAAAATGCTGCAAGTTCAAAAGAGTTTTCCGAGGAACTGACAAAGCAGAGCAGAATGATGCGTGAGTTTGTCAATACGATAAAGACTTATGCCGGATTCTACTTTTTCAGAGATATGTTTCAGGAACTTGTTGCCATTCGTGGAGAGTTCGAGTTACAACAAGTGTCATTGCGTGCCATCATACAGGATGCAAGACGGGCTGACCAGATATTCAGTCAGATTAAGGGTCTTGCTGTAATATCTCCTTTTCAGTTCAGTGATTTGGTTGGATATACCAAACAGCTTGCTGCATTCCAGATACCTGTCAACGAATTGTATGGTACCATGAAAAGCCTTGCGGACGTTTCCGCAGGTCTTGGCGTTGATATGGGACGTATCATTCTTGCCTATGGCCAGATAAGAAGCGCAGGTGTATTGAGAGGGCAGGAATTACGTCAATTGACAGAGGCCGGTATTCCTGCATTGGACGCATTGAGAAAAAAACTGGAAGAAGTAAGAGGTGTAGCCCAAACTACTGATGATGTGTTCAACGCCATATCAACACGTCAGATTCCTTTCGAGTATATTCGCGAGATGTTTACCACAATGACGGAAGATGGTGGTATGTTCTACAAGATGCAGGAAATACAAGCCGCATCTTTGAAAGGTATGGTAAGTAACCTTGCCGATTCATACAAGATTATGATGAATGATATAGGCGAGGCGAATGATTCCGTTCTGAAAGGAATTGTGGGAAGCATAACCGATGCAATGAACAACTGGAGATATTTCTCTAAAGCAATAGAGGGCGTTGCTGTAGGATATGCCGCATTAAAGGGATTACAGCTAGCTAGAACAGCCATGCTAGGGAAAGAAGTTGTCGCAACAACTAATGCAATTAAGGCTGAGAAATTACGGGAAGCACAGTTGCTTAAACAGGCTGCGATGTACAGAACGCTCACTACTGCCGAGAGATGGAAGATAGCGACAGCATCCAAGCTGTCTGCCGTAGAGATAGCTGCTGCCGTTAATTCGGGAAAGATGTCGGCAGAGATGGCTAAACGTATTCTTGCCACCAATATGTTGACACAGGCTGAACGTCACCTTCTTGTAACAGAACTTAAACTGACAGGTGCGGAAGCTGCAAGAATGTTGTCTATGACAAAAACGACAATGTTGATGAACAGATTCAAACTGGCAACATTCGGATTGACAAATTCATTGAAAACATTGTGGCTTACGATAAAGGCTAATCCGCTTATGACAATACTTACCGTTGCAGGTCTTGTAGCGGAAGCGTTTCATGTGATGTCTGCACGTTCGGAAGAGTTCAACCAGAAGATAAAAGACAGTGCAAAGTCTTTCCGCGAATCATACAGTGACTTGCAAAAAGACCTTGACAAGATAAACTTCGACAAACTCACCCCGGAAAACCTTGAACAGCTTGACACGAAACAGTTGCAGACGTATGAAGAAACACTGACTGGAATATTGTCTAAATATGGCAATATGGGGCAATATATAGTACAAAACAGTAAGAAAATAGATGATCAGAGATCTCGTGTGGAATATCTGCAAAAGTCAGCATCGGAACTAGAGCAGGTTTATAAACGTGCTGCTGAAAATGCGGATATAATGTTCAAGGCGGATAAGGCAACATCTACGGGAGTATTTGGCGATTCATTCTCTGATATGCTTAAAGATTACGAGAAATCGTCTGTAAAACTCACTTCGGCAAGTAAGGATATAGAAGAGTTTCGTGGGCAGATAGTACAGGCATCCAAGGAGATTATAAATATGGGTAAGGGTACTAAGGAATGGAGAAACGAACTTACCGAACTGATAAACAAAGGGGCTTCGGCGGCTACTATTGTAGAGAAGATACGTTCTTTGGCTGAAACGTCAGGAGATGCACGGACATTTGAAATATTCAAGAACAAAACCCATTTTGACAGTGAGGAATTGTTGAAGGAGTATGAGAAATTGAGGATGGGCATAATGGGCGAAACTGAAGAACTTGAAAAATCATTTAATGTTTTTGCAAACAGTCTTGAGAAAGAACTGAAAAAAGTATTTGTAGGTATTGATGTAAATAAATTAAATGATGCTCAAAAGGACTTTATAAGGATTCAATCTGAAAATTTTGCCACAACTAGCGAACTTGGGGAGAATGCTAAAAAATTGTTTAATGAATTTATTGACAAAAAATATGCTGTTAAAATAGAACTTGACGATAAGGAAGCACAAGAAGGATTGACGGGATGGAAAAAATCTCTTGACGAAATTACAGGGCATAAATGGACTATTGCTATAAAGGCTGCCGATGTGAAATCTATGGAGGATTACTTTAAATCGGTAAAACAGGAATATAAGGACGCCAAAAGTTCAATAGAAAATTTACAGCGCACCATTGATATGTATGTTAGCCAAGGAAAGGTCAAGAAACTTGGAGATGAGTATCAAATTACAGGAATTGTAAGCCCTTATGAAGCCGAGCAAGTACAACAGACGGTATATGAGATTAACGCTGCCAACGAAGCGATGTCAAAGGCTACGGGAACAGCAAAACAATTCAACCTTGAACTGGAAAAGCAGAAGAAGAAAGGAAAAAAAAGAGATCCTCTTGCTGACCTTTGGAAAAACAGGTTGTCATTGCTTGAATCCGCCTATTCCAAGTTCAAGGATTTGAGCATTAACATAGGTAAGGAAGAAGCCAAAAAGCAGATTGAAGCCATATACGGTTCACAGGCGTTAAAACTTGGCGTGGATATTGTATATGACAAACAGGCTATTGTTGACAATTACAACAAGGCTGCAAAGGAATTGGAAACACGTGTTCCACAGGATGCGGTCAAGAACGCAAGGAAAGCTGCCGAATTGTCCTCTGAAATTTATGTTGAAGCAGCCAAGAAGGTGATGAAAAGAATTACGGATGAGTTTGACAGATACAGGAACAAGTATGACTTTTACAGTGACATACTTGGAATAACGGGTGATTCCGAACTTGCCTTAGACCTTGCCGTTCAGTTCAGTGGTGATACATCTACTATGGCTGAAAGTTTTGCGGCAGGGATATACAACAATCTGCAATCCGCATTGGCAGGAATGAATCTTGACCTTGGTGTTTCTGTCGTACCAGACACATCTTCATTCACCTCAATGAACCAGTATATCAATCAGATACAGGAAGCCATTAAGGGGAATAAGAATATCGGAGAAGATCAGAAAGAGGTTATACAAAGAATGATTGACGCATGGAAAGGCTACTTTGGTGAGATGGCAAAGCAATATGCTAATGACCTTGAAAAATATGGTGACTACTATACACAGGTTGATATTATCAGGGAGAATTACCGAAAAAGAATTGAAACGGCAAAGGGTATGGGCAACACTTCATTAACTTCCGCATTGCAGAAAAGCGAAGAGATGGACTTGTTTAAGTTGACTACCGACTATCAAAACTTCTTCGGTGCGGTGGAAGCAATGTCTATGGAAGCTGCAAATACTGTAGCTGACAAGACAAGGGAAATGCTTAATAGTGCATTCAGATCGGGTGCTATCAGTGCAAGAGAGTACATGAAAGAACTTGAACGCGTGGACAAGCAGATAGAGAAGATGATGAAGAACAATCAGTCTGACTTGCAAACATACATGAAAGATGGTATTGAAGGTCTGTACAACAAGAGATATGATGCTGAAAAGTCAAAGATGATGGCAGGCATGAATGATATGCAACAGGCTATGGCTGACATAGAAAATGCTTCCAAGGCATACGAGGACGCAATGAAGAACGGTGATGAAGAAGCCGCCAATGCCGCTTTGAGTGCCAAGTCGGAAGCCGAATCAAGATATAAGAGCGGACAGGAAGCTGTCAAGACTGGTAAAGGAATGATGGCTGCCGCACAGAACGCTTTGCAGACGGTAAATCTTATCGACTTTATCATAACCAACATATACAATGCCATAAAAGCCATGCAGCAGATAATAGCATCCGTGTCCAACCTCATGGATTCTATGGGTAAGGATACCGAGAGCGGATTTATGCGAGAAATGAACCAGTTCTCGGAAGCTATGGGAGTTATGAATGAAGGCGTGAAGAAATCATGGGATTCATTCAAAAGCGGTGATTTTGCAGGTGCGATAGGCTCGGCAATATCCATGCCGCTTGATGTTATCGCTACGTTTAACAGACAGCATGACAAAAGGCTCCAAAAGCATATAGAAGATCTTGAATTTGAATCAAAGAAGTTGACCAATATATATAATATGCTTGAAAAGGAATTTGAGCACATTATAGACCCGGCAAGACTTGATGAGGTGACATCCCAACAGGTTTCCAACTTAAAAGAACAGTTGCAAATTCAAAAGGATATTCTAGCAGCCGAAGAAGATAAGAAAAAGTCAGATAGAGAAAAAGTAGAAGATTACAAACAGACAATAAAAGAATTGGAGTATGAGATAAGATATTATACGGAAACGCTTGCCAGCGAATTGTACAGCATTGACTTGAAAGACTGGGCTAGCCAGATAGGTGACGCTCTTGTCGAAGCATGGCTGAAAGGTGAGGATGCTGCAAAGGCTTATAAGGACACTGTGGCAGACGTTATGAGAGATGTTGTTAAGAGTTGGGTACAGCAACAATACATAGAAAAGGCAATGCAACAGGTACAGACCACATTGTTCGGAGCAGACGGCAAAGGTGGTATGTTTGCGGATAACAAGATAGATAAGGATGAACTTATAATACTAGGAAATGTAATGGGTTCATTGGAATCAGCCTTTGCGGAAGCCGGAGGTGTGGTCAATGAGATAAACAACGCCCTTGGTGGTATGCTTACTGAAACGGAGGAAAATGCGGAAGGTCTGTCCAATGCCATTGCAGGAGTTGACGAGAATACATTTAATCAAGCGTTGGGGTATCTTAACGGGATGAGATACGAAATGGTTGTACAAAGCGATCTTCTCCGTCAGTTGGTATCGTTAAATGGTGGTTCGGCAGGAACGGGAGGAACGAACATGACAGCCATACAGCAGTCACAGTTGGAGGTTCTCACCCAGCAGCTTGCCGCAACTATGGCGATAAAGACAGCACTTCTGAGTGTCGTTTCCATTGCCCCAAGGTCAGGCGGAAATGCGATAAAAGTTATAATTGACTAAAACAAACGCCCTGCTAGCTTCACAGTTGGCAGGGCGTTCCAGTTTGATTATGAACAAAAAAAAATCCAATCACTTGAGGTGCTTAGCGGAATCGAACCGCTGTTGTCGGTTTTGCAGACCGTTGACTAAACCACTCATCCAAAGCACCGATTGTGATGCAAATATAGAAAATTATTTTTTAAAACTAGATGGTTTCTAAGACTATTTTTGTTATTTTTGCACTAATAAACAATGTACACGAATGGCTATATCTAAATATTTTATAAAGAAAGGAAGCGATACGGCAAAGGATTTGTATGCCACATACAGGCTGTATATACTTGAAAGCAAAGGATTATGGGATTTGCCGACAAGAAAGGAAGCCTATGCCGAAAAATGGTATGACAAGAACGGTCAGAAGGTGTACGAACCTGTCACGCCTGTTTACCAGCCAACGGAAGGAAGCATAACATTTGCCGCTTTGGGAGATGTGGAAACGGTAAAGACGAATATCCGTTCGTTCTATTCATATATAACCAATGTGATACCTGCCACTCCCGGTACGCCATACGGTTCATCCTCTTTCTCTATATGGAATGATGTATGGGGAGAATCGGCAAAGCAGGTGATAAGATGCACGGGTTTTGAAACAGGCGCAAAGATGAGTTATCAGGACGTTCAGGACTTGCAGAACCCGGACCGACTTGTGTCCGCCTATACATTTTCGTTAAATTTCAGTATTGACCAACCAACGCTTTAAAGACCAATGATTTTACAGATTAAAAGAGGAAATAGGGTTATTGCGGAGAGTGCTGATTTTTCATACAGCCCGTCTTTGCAGGAAGTGAGAAAATTGACTTGTGAAGTCGTTTCCGTTGTTCCGATAGAGTTCAAGGCATACAACTCAAAGAGTGAATCGGAATACGATACAGTCGTATATAACGGTAATACATTCATCCTGTACCAAGCCCCATCGGGAGATAATCTTAACGAAGCAGGAAAATACAAATACTCCCTTCTGTTTTACGGTAAGGAGGTGCTTTTGCAGAATGTGGCATTTCTTGACATAGTAAGCGGAACAGGTGGGGAAATAAACAAGATAAGATACACACATGGCGGTCTGTTCCAGTTTTGGGGTGATGCAAAACAGCTTGCCGCACGTATAGAAGCAAATATAGAATCTTACAATGCTTCATTGGACGTGGGATATACAGGCATTGGTACATGGACATTGAATGTGGATGCAGAAGGCGAACTGACAGAGGATATGATTGACATAACCGATGGGACCAACCTGTTTGAAGCATTGAAGAACTTCTATGACAAGTTTTATCTCAATTATTACTTCTCAACGACAGCGAACGGTGGGATAATAACCATTACGGACAAGACAAGACCGTCCGTAAACTGGACATTCAAGCAGGGTGACGGTGGTGGTGCTGTAAAAGTTTCCTCTTCCGTAGATACAAGTACACCTGTCATAACCCGAATCATACCACAAGGTGGAAGCAGAAACGTTCCGCCTGAATACAAGAAGGACGCTAAGCCTGCCGATGAATCACGCTATTGCCCGTACATCCTTCTTCCGAATGATTCTGACGGGAATATAAGATATTATATTGACAGCGAATACGGATTGAAGAACTATGGTGTGAGAGGAAAAACCATATCAAACACGTTCAGTGGGATATACCCTTCCATCAGAGGGAAAAAACTTGGCGATCTGTACCCGTCAGGACTTCCAGAATGGGATACATACAAGGCGGATGGAGAACCAGATCCTCAATCGGGAAAGGTGGCAGGTGAGGGTGCTAGCGCATCTACACGGATAGACAAGATTATCGGGTCTACTCCTATAAAGAGTGATGATAGTGACAGTTTCTTCATTTATATGACCTCTCCCGGATTCAACCTAGGGTACAAGGTATATGAGGACGGTGATTCATCCGACAAGATAAACGACAATGTGCAGCCACAGTACAAACCCCATGCTATGTTTGACAAGTACAGGGATTTCGAGCGTTTTGATATATATGGTACAAGGGCATATTATGACCAGCCTGTAAAGGTTACTGCCACATTCTCCGGGAAGATGCTTTTCAGTATATTACCTATAGGAAGTGATGCTGTAGGGAAAAAGGTGAAGATTAACCTACGTATGGTTATAAACCGTGTATTGGGGCAGGCTTCTCCATTGAAAGAGGTTGTTATAGGAGAGGAAGGTGCTACTGGTATGCTTGAAATACCTTACGACAAGACCGCTCTTGTAGGATATATAGAAAAAGGTCAGAATACGACAGTCACCATACGTGTTGAGTTCACGTTTGATTCCGATGTTCCTGCCGGAAGCTGTAAGATAGGCTTTAGTGAGGAAATGACCTGCAACATACATTTCGGTAATCAGGACGGTTCACAGGACAGGTTCTATTACAAATACGCTTCTGTGACGGACGCGGTGTTCAGTATGCGTACAGGAACTTATACGGGAACGGAATTTAAGATAAACAAAAACGGTATTATTCCTCTTTACGGTGAAGTAAACGGTGACACGGGGGAAACGGAAGAGGATGTTGCCATGTTTAATAAGGGGGCACGATATAAAATATCATGCTACAGAACGGATAGCGACAATGCCAAACTTCCCCTTTATACGGATGGTAAATCTCCTTCAATTGCAGCAGGAACGGAGTTTGTCATTCTGAATATCGTCATGCCCGAATCTTATGTGACAATGGCTGAGAACACGCTTGAAAAGGCGGCTCTTGACTACCTGTCAAGATATGACCATGAGAACCGAACCGTTTCACTTGACATATCTAGCGGATTTGTCGCAGAGCATCCTAACCTTTTCATTGACTTCATAGAAGGAAATATGCTAAAGGTAAGGGATGATGGAATAGGCGTGTTCGATTTCTCTGATAACGGTCAGATAGTGGATATGCAGTTACAGATACAGTCTTTGGAGATTAAATATTCCAAGGAGAATATGTTCCCGTCATATTCATGCACCATTGCAAGAAGAAAGATACTGTCTTTCTATGAACGGCTGGCACAGGAGAATCAGACTGCTTCAACACAGAATACGACAAATGTAACATTGGGTGGAAGTGGTACGGGAAGCGGAACAAATATTTTCTCTGAACAGCTACTTAATGACCTTATTGCATCGTTTCAGAAGTTCAACGGATGGTTTGAATGGGATGAAGTAAACCAAGCGTTACGATGCAAGTCAGCGTTCTATACAAACCAATGGATATCAGCGTTGGGCGCACAGAGTGGTAGCGGAGAACCGGGAGGTGGTGAAGGCGGACTGATTAAGGCCGTGTACGGATTTGCCGATTTAGGTAAGACGTTTGACGATTCCAACCTTAGCAATACATTCAACGCATATACCATCAACGAGATATGGAAGCTAGCCAAGGAAGGCGGAATGAATACGGACAAATTGTGGCAGGAGTTGGGAAAGGATGATCCGACAAAGAAAATTCACATATCCCATCTTCCTGACAATAAATTTGTAACGCTTGATACGGAACAGACAGTAACTGCAAGCAAGATATTCACTGGTCAGTTGTCTACGGCAAATGTAGTTCCTAGCGTGAACAACGCATCCACACTTGGTCTTGAATCGAAGAGATGGGAGAATATTTATGCTGTAGATGCCAACATAAGCGGAACGGTAAAAACACAGGCGTTGCAGGTTGGCGATATAAAGATTATATATGATTCCGTAAACAAGGCAGTAACATTTGAGCATATAGATGGAAGTACGGAAATAGGCTTCTATACCAGAGGATGGATTTCCGCTTTAGGCGTATCGCCTGGAGGAAGCGGAGGAAGCGGTGGTGACGGACTTGTGAAAAACGTATATGGTTTTTCCAATCTCGGCACAACCTTCTCCGATTCAGACATTGACAATACGTTTAATGCGTACACGATA